CGAAAGAACGTGACCACGGCGTCATCAAGGTCGTTGAGGATCTCATGGACGGCCGGGGGTTTGGCGAAGAACACGGCGCCGGAACCAAAGAAGGGTTCGATGTAAACCCGGTGCGGCGGCATGAGCGAGATGATCCGTTGGGCCATTCCTGCCTTCCCGCCGAAGTAGGCGAAAGGAGCTTTCACTGGGCAGCCAAGCAGTCTCGGAGGTTCTCGATGGCGGCCTCCTCGCTGGGGGTGAGGCTCTCCAGTTGATGGTCCTCGAGCATGGCGAGGAGGATGGCGAGGTCGATGGCGGTGACTTCGATCATGAGGCCAAGTCCTTGAAGATGGGGACGGCGGGGTGGTCCTCGAGGCGCTTGGCGAACTCGGCCACGCGGATGGCGGTGGCGGCGGTCTGAATGGCTTCGAGCCGGAGATCGGTGGGGGGCTTGAGGCGGTAGCCCTGCTCGTTGGCAGCGGCCTGCTGGACCCGCTTGACGGCCCCGGCGAGCTGCTCCATGAGCTCGGCCCCCTCTTGCGCGAGAACGGAGGCCCACTCCATCGGGGACAGGACGCCGGCCTGGGGGCCGTAGATGCGCTCCTGCCGCAGGCGCTCATCGAGGACGGCGGCGAGCAGCTCGGGGACGGTCATCGTGGCTCCCGGGGGACGTAGAGGCCGACGGGCATGAAGGATCCGCAGGCGGGGCAGCCGAGGCCGTCGGTGTGGCCGACGACAATCTGCTGATGGTTCGCCGGGTTGATGGCTCGGGTCATGTGGCCGCGCAGCCCATAGGTCGTGTCCTCGACCATCTGGTAGTCGAGCTGGCGGCAGGGGACGGGGCGGTGGTTGGGGCAGGTCATCTCGGACTCCTTATCCGGCCCGGAGCATCCGGGGTTGCTGGTTGACGAGCGTGGGCAGGACGTCGTGCAGACGCCAATGGTGGGCGTAGTCGAAGCAGTTGGCACACGTCTTGTGGGTGCAGCCGGGAAGCATGGGGGCCTCGTGTCGGCGGGCTCGCAACGACCATGCCATCGAATCGGCCGAGACAAGCGCCCACCCGTACTGCTTGAGCCCCCGGATCTTTATACCGAACCCGTGAAGCGGCAGATTCAGGAGGGCCAGGTCGGTCACGATGCGCTCGATGTCCTTCTCGCCTTGGCGCCGGCACATGGTCCCGAGTCCCACCAGAGGCACCCTCCAGAGGTCAACGCCAGCCTCTTCGTAGAACCCGATGCAGCGGTCATAGTCGGCCCGCTCGTAACCCTGCAGCACGGGAATGAAAGGCAGATCGGGGGCCATCTGGCGCAGCCGGCAGTAGTTGTCCACAGTCCGGTGCTGGTGCTCAACAACACTAAAGCCTGTCTTGCTTACCACCCACGGTTCGCACATCCAGTCCATCGGCGCAGCCCACTGCAAAACGCCAATGTCAGCGGTGTAGCGCCGGACCGCGTCCACGTATTCGGGTTCTGTCGTGACCCACTGGCCGTGCATATTGAGCTCCGTGTAGCCTCCGCTGTCGAGCGCCCATGGTCCTAAGGCACGGGGCAAATACTTGCGCTTGGCCAAACGCCGGTGGCTGACGAAGAGAGGAACGGTTGTTCTTCTCAGCCACGACACCTCATGCGTACCGAGCAGAAACTCCACGGCGCAGTGCCCCCAGTACGACGATGGCGAGAAGGGTCATCCAGGTCTTGCCGACGACCTGACCGGCGAGAAACGAGAGGCTTCCGAATGCCAACCAGAGGAACAGAGCCGAGTCCACGATCAGCCCAACCACGTTGCTTGCGAACACCGCACGGAGCCATCCGCGCCGCCGCAGGGGCTCATAGACGGCGAGGTCCGCCAGCTCGCTGAGCAGGAATGCAACGCCGCTGGCGAGGGCCAGCCGCCCCCCGGTCGTAACCGACAGCAAGGCTCCTGCGCCGATGGCGATAACTGCGGCTCGGCGGCCGAACGCATCGTGCAGTAAATCCCGGAGCGTGAATGCCAGTCCGGCGCAGTAAACGCCTGCAGGGGCCAAGAGCCCGAACCCGACGGGCACGGCGCCGAAGGTAGCTATGGCCCAGTTGGCCCCCACGATGGTGCCCACGTAGGCGGGGAACAGGAGATGCCGGGGCTTCATCGGGCGCCTGCCTCGATGGCGGCCTTGAGGGTGATCTGCTCCTGCTCGGTGAGAGCACGCCTGTAGAAGCCCAGCCTGAGGATGTCGCGGTGCAGGGTGCGGATGAGGGCGTAAGCGGCTTTCAACTCCTCGGAGAGGACAGTCTCTTCGGGTTCGCGGATGGGCATTGGGGGCTCCTTAGAAGCGGTAGGTGGGACCGACGGAGGAGACGAGGACGGTGCTGCCCTGGGCAATGAAGGCGGCGGGGACGAGGCAGTCGCCGGCGCGGGCCTGGACGTCGTGGCTGCGGATGGTGCGGGGGCCTGCGTTGCCGGACTCGTTGAGCGTGGCTAGGCCGAGGGTGGCGATCGTGGCGCCGGTCGAGCAATCGACCCGGGCGACCCATGCGGCCTCGCTGACGGTGGCCGTGGTGCCTGGGGAGAGGGTCGCAGCGGTGCGGACGTAGGGCGGGGCGGGATGCACTTCGAGGTGGGCGGGGGTCTGCACAGAGCCCGCGGAGTGGGCGATGCCCTGGGCGATCACGACGAGGAGGAGCACGAACGCTGCGATGATGGCTGCGGGTGGGCGGTAGCGAGGCATGGTCAGGACTCCTGTCGGCGCTTGAGGGACTCAGCGATGAGCTGCTTGGTGGCCTCGCTGGGGGCCTTCGGGGGCTTGGTCCAGAGGGGCCGGCCCCCGGCCGTGAGGTGGCCGTAGCGAGCGAAAAGACGTTCGCAGGCAGGCTCCCAATCCCAGTCTTCGGCCGGTGTCGTGTCGTCCCAACCCCACTCAGCCATGATGTCCCCGAGGCCGATGACCACGATGGCCCGGCGCAGCTCATGGATGTACTCGGACTCCTCGGCCTTCTGAGCTCCCACGACGCAGGCCATCTGGGCGGTGAGGATGCGGACCTGCTCGGTGAGCTGGAACGTCTGAACCTCCAGGTCCTTGATGCGGCGCTCGTAGTTGAAGAGCCGGACCTTTTCCCGGATCAGCTCGAGGTGCTCTGCCTCGGCCTCCGGGCTGACGCTGACATCGGTGGCCTCCCGGATGGCCTCTACTTCGGGCGTGGAGCGGATGGTCATGGGGTCTGCCTTTCGTGGGGGTCGAGGGCCGCGGGGTCCTGCCAGTAGGCGGCGAGATCGGCGGTGCTGAAGCCGGGCTGGGCGAGGTCGTTGAGGTGGGTCCGGTCGGTTGCAGCGTCGAGGCGGCGCCGGATCTCCTCCCAGATGCGCCGGCGCTGCTCGGGGGTCATCGGTCCAGCTCCCAAGCGGGCTCGCGGTCGGCCATGCGACGCTTGGCCTCTACGGCGAGAACCGCAGCGTTGTGGTAGCTGGATGCGGCAGCATCGAGTGCAATCCACGCTGTCAGGTTCTCGGGGTTACATGCGGTAGCATCCGCTCGAAGCGACGCCGACCGCTCCTCAAGTTCTCGGATCAGTTCGTCCATGGGGTCCTCCGTGGTGGGTATCTGAGTCCATGGTAGACGCAGATTGAGGAGGGGTCAAGAGGAACTGCGGAGAGCTGTGCGGGCGTGGCGGGTGTGGCCGGGGCGCTTGGGGGGGAGGGCCTTGGCGAGGCGCTCGACGGGCTCGGGGTGCCAGAGGCGGTAGCCCCTTCCCGCCGTGGGGAGCTTGATCGAGGTGAGGTGGCCGGCCTTCAGCCAGCGGTAGAGCTGGGGGCGCTTGACGCCGAGGGCTTCCTCGGCTTCGGCGGTCGTGAGGAGGCCGTCAGCGGGCATCAGGGTCGTCCATGAGAGTGCGCTCGAAAGCCGTCAGTTCCTCATCGGTGGGGTCCTCAAACTCGCCTTCGTCGGGGTTGTCCTCGGCCGCTTCGAAGGTGCCCATGGGGGCCGTAAGTGCGTCGAGGACGACCTGCTCTTGAGGGGTGGGGCCCATCAGGCGGGCGGCCTCGAGCGTGGCGGCGGCGTTGGCGAGGGTGGCCCACGCGATAGCTCTACGTTGACATGCCTCGGCGTCACGGCGCTTGCGGCACAGCGTGCCCGAAATGATGTTCTCCTGGGCCATCTTGGCGTACTCGGCGGCGGTTTTCATCGGAGACAGTCCTTTGCGAACTTGAGAGCTTCTGGCAGGTCGCCGGGATCGTGATCGGCGGCATCGACGAGACGCTGTAGAGCAACCGCTAAATCCTCGATGCGGGCCATGTATTCTTCGGGCCCAAACTCGGAAGGGTCGATGTGGAGTTCGATCATGCGGGAACCTCCCTGACGGTGACGGCTACGCCGGGGGCCTGCGTGCGGCCGGCGTCCTCGGCGTAGAGCTTGCGGACTTCGAGGCGGACCACCTGGGCGTCGTCTCGGAACAGGACGCCGGTCATGGCGTCGAGGGCCGCTCGGGCAGCGGTGTCGACGTCGAGGCCGCGCTTGATCGGCAGGGTGCGCGTGCGTTTGGGGGCGCTCTTCGGCTTGGGGAGCCAGAAGACGAGCTCGACGTCGATGGCGCCCTCGGACGGGGGCTCGCCGTTGCATTGCTGGCGGGCCTCGTCGTTGATGGCGTGGCGCCACAGCTTGAGGCGGCTCCCGCCCGTCTCGCGCATGAACGCCTTGCCGGTGTGAGGGTTGACCCCAGCCGTCTTGTGGCCTTGCGTGACGGGCTGGCCGGCCACAAAGAACCGGGTCGTGCGGGGGCCGGGCCAGGGCTCAGGCATCGAGGATCTCCGTCTCGAACACGGCTTTGGAGATGCTCGCCAGGACGGCTTCGAGGGCGGCCCGGGGGTGGCCCTTGCGCAGGTAGGTGAAGCGGACGGTGAGGGTCCGAGCTTCCCGGGCGTACTCGGGGTTCTGCATCCGGCGCTCGCGGGCCTCGCTGGCGGGGGTGCCGATCGGGGACTCGCCCACCTCGCGGACGAAGTCGAGCGAGTCCGGGGGGGCGCCCTCGATGTGGTTGTGGGCGCCAGGGCGTGGGAGCTTGGGGATCATCGGCGGCTCCTGTCGGGTGCGGGTGGGGTAGGGATGGGCAGGCCGGCATCGTCGTACTCACCGGTCCAGAGGCCGGCGGCGACGAGGCGGGGGCCGGACTCGGGGCTCACGATCAGGGTGTCCCGGAGGCTGCGGCGCTTGTTCTCCTGGGGGTCGGGGCCGCTGTAGACGGGCCACACCTCGTGGAGCCAGGCGGGGTTCTCGGCGGGGATCGGGAGGCCTTCGGAGTCGAGCTCGCCGGTCCAAAGCGGGGCTGTGATGGTGAAGGGCTCGCCGTCCTTGGTCGTCCGCACGCCGCCGGTGCGGAGGGCGTCGGCGAGGAATGGCATGTGCTTGAGGACCCGGGCGAGGTACGCCTGACGGGCCTCGTAGGCCCACGATGCGGGCGTAGCGGCTACCGGTCCCACCACGGCAGGTCGGGGTCCGAGCTCGCCGGATACAGGCTCTCCCGGCGCTGCTGGGCTTCCAGCTCCTCGTCCGTCAGCTCTCGAGGCATGGGCAGCGTCTCGCCGCGCTCCTGCGCTTCCTGATCCCGGTGCCACCAGCTCATCCGTGACTCCTTTCAGCATCAGCGGTGGGGTACCGTCCGCCAGCAACGCCAGAGCCTCCTGGAGCTGGCTTGTGGTGAACCAGCGGATCCGGCGGCGCCAGTGGAGGCCATCGTCGCCTCCACCCACGAGGCCACGGATGGTCGGCCAACCTCGGGCTTCGGCGAGGGCCATGACCTCGTCTTCTTCGTCGGGCTTGTCGAACGGCTCGGCGACGACGTTCATCGTGACCACCAGGGCTGGGACTCCCGGCTGCTCTGCTCGCCGCCGGAGGGTGGGACCTTCCTCTCGGGGATGGGGACCGTGGCGCGCTCAACCCGGCGCTGCCCTTCCTCTTCCTCCTCGGTTCGCTCAAAGAGCCGGTCCTGCTTGGTATCCCTCTTCCGTGGCTTCACTGCTTCCTCCATGTCTCGGCGGCGAGCTTGTCGATCTGTTCGGCGGTCCACTCGGTGCCCTTCTCGAGGCCGTTACGGCGGGCAAAGACACGGACGACGGACTCGGACACCTGCTCTGGGTTCTCGGTGTCCTGGAAGTAGGTCATGAGGTTGTAGACGGCCTCCGGGGGTAGGTCCTCGAGCCAGCCGGAGCGCTCCACCTCGGTCTGGGCCTTGCGCTCGTCCCGGAACTGCTGGGCCGCCTTGATGGCTTCGGCGGCGCCGGGGGCCCCGGTGGGGTCCGTCTTGCGGCGCTTGCGGGGGGTAGGGGCGGGTCTGCCAACAAGAGCCTGCACGGCGGCACCCTCGACCTTGGCGAAGAACTCTTCGGGGGTAGGGGCGGGCCCGGAGGGTTGTCCGGTATCACTCCGGCTTGGCCCTCCGGGGGCCGTCCCATCCGCCGGGGCCACTTCCCCAAGAACCTCGGCGGTGTGGTGCTCGGCAGGGACCACCACAGGTGTTAGCCCACCTGGAGAGGCCGGGAAGGAGTGACCAGCCTCTCGCCCTGCCGAACCTTGCATGGACTCGGCCCCCGGCAGCGACGTGCCTGGAGAGACGGGGGTCGCCAGCTCCCGGGCGGGAGCGGGTTGGGTGTCTTCGTCATCATCAACGACCTCGGCCGTCACGATTGCTTCGGCCGCGTCGAGCAGGATCGACACGTCGTTGCGAGTCAGCGTCTCAGGGCCTTCGGGACCGTTGAAGGTACTGACCGGACGGCCGAGGACACGAGTGGCCCATTCGTGACGGACACGGTCATAGTCCTCTTTGGACTCGCCCTTATCCCGGGGTAATTTCTCCCGTAGCGTGGCAAAGAGTGCCCGCATGCAGTCCTCGCGGGGGTCGGGGTACTCCTGCTCCAACTCGTCGGTGGTGACGATCTGCATGCCGCCGACGGAGCCAGCAAGGATGTGCCGACAGAAAAGCTTGACGCCCTGCGTGATGGCCCGGGCGAGGGTCATGTTCTCAGGCCATGCCTGCCATGCGCCACCGTCGCGGACGAGGCGGGCGGTCCGGGCCTGAGACACGGAGAACTCGCTGGTGCCGAGCACCTTGCCGTTGTGGCGCCACTCCAGGACGCACTTCTCGGCGGTGTGCTCGATGGGGGTGAAGTCGTAGCCGGCACGGCGGGCGAGAAGGGCCTGCACGTCGGCGTTGGGGCGCATGCGGGGGGGCCGGCCGGGCATGGCGATAATATCGATGCCGTTCATGGCGGCGACGGGTTCGAGGCCCATCTCGGCCCCCGCGAGGATCTTGACGACGGCGACGCCCTGGTCCTTGACGCCGGGGAACAGGCCGCTGGCGGCGAAGGCCGCACCGAGCTGAAGCATGGTCGGGTAGTCGAGGGCGCCAGCGCGCAGGGCTGGGGTGGTGGGGGCCTGGTAGGGCTCGAGGTCGGCGGTCACGCGTACACACCTCCTGCCTCGTACTGCGTCTCGTAGTCGGTGACGTGACGGCTGCTCAGGTAGCTCTCGACCACGGCGGGGGTACCGACGACCCACCTACCACGCTCGGCATCGGGAGTATCGAACACCTCGACGACCACGATCTCCTGCTCCGTGTCGCCTGCCCACTGGTCGGCGAACCGCTCGACCTCGCCATACTCGACATCCTTGCCGAAGTGCCGGGGGCTCTGCTCGGTAACTGCATTCACGTCCTGCTCTCCTCGGTCGTGGGATCTGAGTCCATAGTAGGCTCAGATCGTGGTGGGGTCAAGAGGGTTTGGGCTCCGACTGCGGGAGGGGCTGCCAGCACCACTCGCCGGGGCGCTCGCGGTGGGCGACGAGACAGGCTGGGTGCCAGCGGCCCTCGAAGTCTCGGATGGCGGGGCCCTCGAAGGGCGGGAGCTCGCCGGCAGCCTCGGCAGCCATGGAGAGATCGGCCTCGGGGCAGATGCGCTCGCTCATGATGGCCTTTCGTGCTCGGGCAACCAGTCGGGGCCCTCTTGGCAGCCGGGGCAGACGATGAACTGCTTGTCCACGGACTCGGCCCAGCCGACGGCCGTGGCCTGCTCGCGGGTGCCGGGGAAGTCCTCGCCGCACTCCTCGCAGACGACCCGGCAGCGGGCGCAGATGAGGCGGCCGTCGGCGAGCTTGAGCCAGTCCCAGGACTGGTCGAGCCACGAGCGCAGGTCACACTCGTTGAGCCACTCGAAGCGGCCCTCGTCGTCGGTCAGGAGCGCCCAGCAGCCGTCGCAGCGGGCCCGGTAGATGGTCGCCGGGTACGACTCGACGGGGCTCATGCGACCACCGAGCCGCCCACGATGCGGGCCCGGGGAGCGGCGAGGCCGAGGGCGTCGAGGACGGGCTGCAGGCAGGTCCTGCAAGGGATGTTCCACGGTTGGCGCAGCAGCTCGGCGACGGTGCGGCCCTCGGCCCACAGCCAGGGGTGGGCCGCCGTGGCGTGCTGGAGGTGGCGACAAGCGGGCAGGTGGACGACACAGCGGTGGTCCCGTTCGACGCGATAGAGGCGGTCGATCATGCGAGGCCTGCGCAGAGGTGGAGGGCGGACAGGGGGACGGGGGCGTAGGTGGTGAAGCGGCCGGGGCGGTTGGCGAGGAAGGCGCGGGCGGACTCGGGGCTGGTGAACTCCAGGGCTGCCCACTCGCCGGAGGGGTCGGCGATGGCGCGGGCGTCGAAGCCGCCGAGGGCCCGGCCGGTGGGGCCGCAGGTCCGGCAGGTCTTGGTGGTGGGGCCGGTGCCGATGACGTCGGGGCCGGACATGAGGACGTAGGTCATTGCGGGGGCTCCTTCAGGGTGCCGTCGGTGAGGTGGGCAGGCAGGACAAGACTGGTCTTGTGGCGGTTGGGGTCGTCGGCGAAGTCGAAGCGGTGGCCGCAGTCCATGCAGACCCCGGAGGTGTAGCGCCAGTTCACCTGCTCGAGGTGGGGCAGGGACGGGTCCGGGGCGGGCCGGCGGTTGGCCGCCTTGGTGGTGCGGGAGCCGGTGCAGAGGTAGGTCATGCGGCGTGCTCCTTCTTCGCTGCGTAGCGGGCCCGCCGGCGCTCGTTGCGGCACTCGGAGCAGTCCCGGACGAGGCGGCCGTGGGTGCAGCCGTGGCGCATCAGGGGGGCGTCGAGGGGGATCCCCCGGGCCGTGCGGTAGCGCACGGTGTCCTTGATCCGGCGGCACTCAATGCACTCGCCGGAGGGGTTGCGCCCGCAGGTGTGGCCGTAGCGGCACGGGGTCCGCGGGCGCTGGGCGGCGAGGCGGCGCTTGCTCTCCCGGTAGGCGTCGAGGGAGCAGTCGTCGGGGAGCTGCCAGAGCCACAGGACGAGCTGGCGGTCCCGGGGGCGCTCCCAGAGCTCGGCCCACATCTCGGGGTTGTCGGTGGGGAACTCGTGCCTCATGCCGCCACCACCTCCGGCCAGAGCTGGGAGGGAAGGTCGTGCCAGCCGAGGGCTCGGGCGATCTCGGAGGCCCACTCGTAGGAGACGCGGGGCCCGTCGCCGGCGATGAAGCTCTCGACGCTGGTAGCTGGGCTGCCGGAGTGGCGCTGGACGTACAGGCAGAGCTGCCAGCGGTTGGGGAACCGTGTGCCGATCTGGGCGGCGAGGACGGACCGGAAGGCCTCGGCCGGGACGAGCGTGCGCTTGCCGACGATCTGGCGGCGGTGGCCACGCACTTCCTCTCCGGCACGAAGGCGCCGGAGCTCCCGGCCGCTGTAGCCGCCCCAGACACCGAACTCGGTCTGGCGGGCGGGGAGCGAGAGGGCCCATTCGAGGCATTGAGCGCGGACGGGGCAGGCTTCGCAGGTCTGCTTGGCTTCGCGTACGGACTCGCCCTGGTCGACCCAGAAGATGGCTTCGAGGACCTTGTCGGGCAGGGTGGCGCAGCGGGCCTTGGCCCGCCAGTCGGGGAGGTCGTTGGTGCTCGAGAGGTTGGCGGTGTAGAGAGGGCGCTTCATCGGCGGGGCTTCCTTCGGGCTCGTTTGGTGGTGGGCTTGGCGGGGGCAGGCTGGAGGTCGATGGAGCTGGTGCGGTTGACCTCCCGCAGGCGGATGACGAACTCGGCCCCGGTGTAGCGGCGGGCGCCAGTTGCGGGGTTGTGGGCGGGGACTCCGGTGAGGGTCATGAGGACACCTCGCGGAGCGCTTGAGCCAGCCTGAGCAGGTATTGGTAGCGGTAGGAGCCCAGCGGGACACCGAGGGCCAGTGTGTCTACGTAGTCCCCGCTACCGAGGTCGTAGGGCTCTATCCAGGTGCGGACGATGTCCTTGGTGCCGGCCCCCTCGATCGCCTCGGCGGTGAGACGAGCGGCCTCGTGCAACTGCTCGTCGTCCCATTCCCGGAGGATGGGGGAGTCGGCGAGGGCGTCGAAGATCAGGGCTTCGAGGACGGGGGCGGTCATCGGGCATCACTCCCTTCGTCCTCCACGTCGAACGTCTTGAGCCAGAGGTCCCGGCGGACGCGGGTCCGGACGACGCGGGAAGGCCGTCGGCCGTCGTCAAGGGTCAGGGTCTGGATGTAGACGAAGCCGCTGTCGACCCGAAGCACCTTGACGGTACGTCTCCGGTACTGCCGTCGGCGTTCGTGCCAGACGGTGCCGATATCGGGGCGGAACGGCGTAGGGTGTTCCTGCGTCCCCATTGGGTTACCTCCTTGGGGGTCGTGGGCCCTCGGCGGGTGGTGCCGCTGGGGGCCGCTTTGGGTGGTCAGGTACAGCGGTGGTTCTGCCAGCAGGACGTGTCTCGCACGCCTTTGTGACCTGGGCGCCATTCAGGGCCGTAGCTGTCGGGTCGCTCGATAGCGTCGTCGATGATCCCGTGGAGGACCCGAGCAAGACGCTCTTGGTCTCGCTCCATGTAGCGCATGTCATGACCGTTGATGGTGATGAGGGTGTAGCCCCAGTCATTGCCCTTGCCCAGCTTGGTGCGGATCTTGACGCCTCGGTAGGTCTCGGTGGTCATGTCGTGCTCCGTTCGGTGTGTGTCCTCACGATACCACCAACCTTCCGGCATGTCTATGGTAGAGTTGTGCCAGATTCCACCGAACTCGGGAGGCCCACATGCTCAAAGACGAGGTCCGCACCACCGTCCACATGCCGGAGGACGTACATCGGCGGGTCCGCGAGGAAGCACGGCGCCAGTCGGCGAGCATCCGGCTCATCGTGCTCTGGGCGCTCCAGGACTACTTCGCCAAGATCGATCGGCGAGCGAAGCGGAGCGCGTGACGATGGCGCAGATCAGGGACGACCTCAGATGGCTCGTCTTTGCCCGCGACAACAACCGCTGTCTTGGGTGCGGGTCCTTCAGCGGCCTCTCCGTCGACCACATCGTTCCGCAGTCTGCCGGGGGCACTGATGACCTCAGTAACCTGCAGACGCTCTGCAAGCGGTGCAACAGCGCGAAGGGCGGCATACGGGCGACTCGCCTCACAGCCATCCCGGAAGGCGAGGAAGACCAGATCCGGCAACGGACCATTCATCTGCTGGACTCGGTTTACGTCGCTGCGGCATGGGCTGCCAAGAGGGAGCGATACTCCACGTCCTCCTGGATCTCCGAGGCCATCGTGGACCGCCTCAAGCGTGACGAAGCCAAGCGGAAGCGAGCCTTGGCTCGGCGCAGCGCCTGAGCGCACACTGTCCAGACGCGGCGCGGCCCCCAGCATCCGGGGGCCGCTAGGTCATGTGCAGAGTCAGGGGGACTCTATGCCGGATTGTAACGCAAGCGGGGGGCGCGAGGATGACCGCTCGCATGAAGACATGTCGCATTCAGCAGTGCAGCGAGTGGCGGTCGTAGGGTCGAGGCCGCCTAAGTGGGACGCACCAGACGAAGCCCAAGAGGCGTACGTCGCCCGCAAGCAGGCAGTCCGGGCATTCGTCCGTGACTTGCCGGCCGACATCATCCTCGTCTCTGGCGGGGCTCGGGGTGTGGACACGATCGCAGAGCGGGCCGCCATCTGCCGCCGGCCGATCGAGTCATACCGGCCCGAGAGACAGGGGGACGGGACATGGCGGGTCCGGCTCATCGTCTTCGATGCTCGGGGCAATGTCGTCTCGCAGGAACTTCTACCTCCCGTCTTCCCCCGGTTTGTCGCGGCAGCGTTTTGGCGGAACTACGAGATGGTGCGGGTGGCTAACCGGGTAGCGGCTTTCCACGATGGGACGAGTCGCGGCACCGCGTACACGATGCGCAAGGCTCGAGCGGCCGGAAAGCTGATCCCATGAGCCGGGCTGAGGCGGCCCTGGGGCTCGCTCGCGCTGGGTGGCTGCTCTTCCCGTGCCACATCAAATGTGCATTCATGGTGGTGTATGTGTGGTATTGTCCTACCTGGCAACCACCACTCTAGGAGGAATCCCGTGCCCTCTCCACGACCTGTCACCAAGCGCCAGCGCACCACCATCGTGTTTCCGGAGGATCTCTATGCTGCGATGAAGGACGTCGCCGCTGCTCAGGACGTGTCGATCACGCATCTGGTCAAGCAGGCGTGCCGGGACTACGTGTACGTGGCCAGGGCCGCTACACAGCGCAGCGCGTAGGCCGGTGGCACCGACACGCAGGGCGGCGGTCCTGTACGACCTGGCGCTCGAGGAAGGGCTGCTGGGGTCGATGATGCTGTCGGCCGAGGTGTGCGCCAAGGCGCTCGAGGCGCTGACGACGGAGGACTTCGGGTCGGAGCGGACGCGCTGCCTGTTCGGGGTGGTGCGGGAGCTCGGGAGCGACGTCGACGCGCTGCGGGTGAGCCGCAAGGCCCGGGAGCGGTGGCCGGGGGACCCGGGGGACGTGGCGCCCTACGTGCACACGCTGGTACACGAGGTGGCATCGCCCCGGCACGGGCTGGCGCTCGTTGAGGACATGCTGCAGGTCCGGGCCCGCCGGCAGGCCCTCGACGCTTCGGAGCTGCTCGCCAAGGCGGCCGAGAGTGAGGACCCGGAGGTGGTGCTGCACCTCGCGCGCACGCTGGTGGCGCCGGAACCGTCGCGCAACGGGTGGCGGCGGATGTCTGCTGCGCAGCTGCTCTCGGCGGTCTACGAGGAACCCCGCTGGTTGGTGCCAGACATCCTGCCGGAGGGGCTCTGCATGTTCGCGGCGAGGCCCAAGACGGGCAAGAGCTGGCTCCTGCTCGAGCTCGCCGTGGCGCTGGCGACGGGCGGCCGGTTCCTGGGGCACCACCTCGAGCGGGCCCCCGTGCTCATCCTCGCGCTCGAGGACGGCGACCGGAGGCTGGCGAAGCGTCTGCAAGCCCTGGAGTGCCCCCACAGCGTCGAGGGCCTGCACTTCCAGTTCGGGATGCCTCCGCTCGGCGACGGGGGGCTGGAGTACCTCACGCAGCTGGTGGACGAGATTCAGCCGGCCCTCGTCGGCATCGACACCGTGAGCCGGGCGCTGGGGGCCCGGACGGACCAGGACAAGAACGCCGACATGACGGCCGCGCTCGGGCCGCTGCAGCAGCTGGCCCTGGAGCGGCACCTCTGCATGATGCTGGTAGACCACCTGCGCAAGCCTGACGGGCCCATGAGCGACAAGAACCCCATCACCGAGGTCATGGGGTCGACGGCGAAGGTGGGCGTGGCAGACACGATCTGGGGGCTCTACCGCAAGAAGGGCGAGCGGCGAGGGGAGCTCTCCATCACTGGCCGGGACCTCGAGGACGCCGAGCTGGTCCTTGACTTCGAGACGATGCCCCGGGCCTGGCAGCTCGTCGGATCGGCGGAAGACGTGGGCAGGACAGCGGCGCAGGTGCGGTATCTCGACTGCCTCAAGGAGCTGGGGCCAGCCGACCGCAACCAGGTGGCCGAGTACATGGACGTGACTCCCCAGACCGCCGGGGAGGCCCTTCGGGCGCTGGCGGACACCGGGCGTGCCCTCGTCGTTGCCGAGCCGAGGCTCTCCGGCAAGCCCCGGCTTCTGTACTCCGTGGCCTCGCGCGCGCACGCACGCGTGGGGGGACACCCTTCCAACCCTTCTATCCCTTCTATCGACGAAAACGGATGGGGTGGGACATGGTGGGAAGAGAGATAGAAGGGCACTTAGTGCATCACAACAAGGATGGAAGGTAAGTTAATGGGGGATGGAAGGGGAAGGAAGGGATAGAAGGTCAGATGGCTACGCGTGCGCGCGCATGAGGGGAAATTCTTCCAGACGGGAAGAGGACGGAAAGCGTCCAGCCTCAACCGTTGGTCGAGGGTGTGAGCCAGCCCCCGTAGGTCAGCTTGTCGGGCGCAGGACTCATCTGGCGTAACGGTGTACGGGGGGGCCTGACTCGCCGCGTGCGTGCCCTCGGTCCCCGTACGTTGCCCTCAGAGCCCCCTCCTTGGCCCCAGAATCGACGAAACCCGTCACACTGGGGCAATGCACCTGACCGCAGGCCAATGGATCGCTCTGGCCGTCGCCGTGACCGCCCTCCTGGCCCTGGCGCTGTTCCAGTCCTGGATCTCCGTGCCCCTGCTGCTGGTCCTGATCGTGGGCCTCGCCGTCGCCCGGCTGGTTCCGTAGCTCGGCGCACCAGAACTACGCACTCTGCACGATGTGCGCAAGGGGGCCGAGGCGCACAATGGTCCTACACCAACCAAGGAGCCCCAGATGGACAGCCTGACCGTCGCCTTCATCGTCACCTTCGCAGCCCTGCTCCTCATCGGCCTCGTCGCCGGCATCGCCAGCCTCCTCGAGGCCCTGTCCCGCTAGCCCACCTCAGCCCTGGAGGGAACCCGCCATGACCGCCCAGATCGTCGCCATGAGCTCCCACGTCGCCCGCACCGCCCACGTCTGCACCGAGTGTGAGGCCGGCATCCAGCCCGGCGATCGCTACGTCCGCACGGTCCTCAAGGACGCCGAGGGCGTGGTCGCCCTCTCCACGCACGCCGAGGTCTGCGTCGACCCCTCGAGCGGGCTCGGCGGCTGGTAGCAGCTCGAGGCGGCGAACCTGGGGGCCTTCGGGCCCCCTCTTCGCGCGCTCGGTAGACTGGGGGCCGGCCCCGACCGAAGGAGACACCATGGCCACCGCCACCGATGCAGGACCAGCCGCCGACCGCAAGCTCGTCAAGATGCTCGTCGCCCGGGAGCCGGAGCCCGGCGAGCTCGTGCTGGGGGAGGACCCCGCCAGCGCCGACCTTCCCTTTCGCGTGGCCTCCAAGGCCCCCGGCTCGGACTCCCCCGACTGGCCGCTCGAGGACGTGGGCATGGTCTCGGTGCCCAAGGGCTTCAAGGGTCAGGTCGTGGAGGCCGGGGGCTCCTACTGGATCCTGGAACCGTGAGCGGCCGCAAGCTCGTCCGCGTGGTGGATGCCCGGGAGCCGGAGCCTGACGAGGTGGATCTGCAGGATGACCGGCGTACCGCCTCGGTGGTCCAGTCGTTCAAGGGCCTGGTGGTCGTGGCCCCCGACCATGGTGTGCTCATCGTGGACCACCCCGAACGGGGCGGGGCTGCTACGCCCAAGCCCAAGGATGTGGCGGCCGAGTTGGAAGGAGCGTAGGAAACCTACGGCGTCTGAGGGTTGACGTTCGACCCGGGGGTGTTTAGTGGGCTACGGGATAGGTTGTGACTATGCCCCCCCAACCCTTTGGACAACACTGCAACAGCACGGGGCACGTAGGGCAAGACTGCGACATCCGTAGGTCGACTGCCCTACAATCGGTGCCATGCCGGGAGAGCGGGTCACCACTGCGCAGCGCCGCAGGATCGGCGCACTCGCCAACGACGGGTGGACAACCGAGGAAATCCGGTCACATCCGACCCTCTGGAAAGGCCGGGAACGGCCCCCGGACCGCCGGACGGTCATGCGGATCGTGGCAGGCCTCACCCTCTCCCCGGATGCCCCGTCGTCTCGTACCGGCTCCCGGCCCGCCACCAACGTCGAGGCCCTCCAGGACTACGAGCGGGACCGGCCGCCACCGAAGTGCTTCGTGGGTGACATCCACAACACCGACGATCTGGAGGCTCTGCGGGACTTCGTGTTCTGGTGCCGCCGCTTCGAGGAGCGGGACCTGTTCGACTGCCAGGTGCGGTGGTCCAAGTTCGTCGACGAGCACCAGTTCGCCCTCATCATGGCTGGCCCCCGGCACGGCAAGACGGAGTCGATCACCACGCTTCGAACCGTCTGGCACATGTGCGGCGGGGGCTACCCCTGGGAGTACTACGAGAACCCGGCCAATCCGCTGCGGGACCTGCAGGTGGGGATGGTGGCCGCCTCCAAGCAGCAGGCCGGCAAGAACTGGTACGCCGTCGCCAACCGGCTGGAGTTCAACGACAAGCTGATCGCCGCCTACGGGCGCTTCAAGGACTCCACGGCGATCTGGCAGTCGTCCACGTACTCGCTCACCGTCGCCGGCCGGCAGCGGGCCATCCTGTCGGGGGACTACTCGCTCACGGCGATGGGGGAGCGGTCCAAGGCCCTCGGCCGTGGGTTCAACCGGCTGAAGCTCGACGACGTCGCCGACCTCGACAACTGCCGGACCCCGGAGGACGCCGACGACATCATCCGGTGGCTGCGGGTCCACATCTTCAGTCGGCTCGATGACACCTACGCCGAGATATCGGCCACCGGCGCCGAGCTCCCCGTCGAGAACTCGCCCTACATGCAGCTCGAGACCATGCCGTCGCTCGAGGAGGAGGACCCCGAGGAGGCCGACGAGGTGCGGCCGATCTTCGCCACGGTCCGGGAGCCGACCATCCTCGACCGGGGCAACCGGGTCGTGCTCTGCCCGGAGAAGTGGCCCTGGCGCCGGGTCATGGCGCAGCGGTCGCTGCTCGGCGAGCAAATCTTCGAGTGCGTCCACCAGCAGAACGCGGCGGGGTCGGGCATCGCCCGGTTCCGGGAGGACTGGATCCACGGCCGCAACGGGTTCCCCGGCTGCGTCGACAAGGACCGGGGCCTCGGCGTCCGGTCCCCCGTCATGCGCGACGGCAAGGAGATCCCCACCGTCCGGGTCATCTCGATCGACCCGTCGCCGACGAAGTTCTGCGGGGCGCTGGTCATGGACATCCCGCAGCAGGGCAGGACGTACGCTCCCCGCCTGCTCGACATCCGCCGGGCGCGCTTGCAGACGCCGGACATGCTGGGGCTGCTGCGCCAGTGGGGGGAGCGTTACCGGCCAAGGGCACTCACCATCGAGAAGAACTCGGCGGACTTCTTCATCCAGACCGAGGACTTCAACGAGTGGCGCCAGCAGCTCGGCATCCGGGTCTTCTACCACCACACCGACGGACCGAACAAAGGCCACAAGGAGATGGGTTTCGACACGCTCGGCCCCGACGTCGAGAACGGCAACATCCGGATCCCCTGGGGCGACTACGATGCTCGCTACGCCTTCCAGCCGCTGGTGGACGAGATGCTCAAGCGCCTGCCCACCGACGACCTGCTGCTGGCTCTGTGGTTCCCGAAGTGGTGGCTGCCCGCGCTGCGCTCCCTCGACGAGATCGACGGGTTCGACCGCACCGTGCCGGGGGCCATGCCCACTCCGCCCCCGAGACTGGCGAGTGTCGGATGAACGATCCCGACGTGATCCACACCTATCCGGTGGGCGATCTCATCGAGCACGAGTTGGAGGGCGACGGTTGCCCCTGCGGCGTCACTGTGGAGCCGGTCAAGCGCGACGACGGAACGTTCGGGTGGCTCTACATACACCATTCCCTCGACGGCCGGGAGCGGTGGGAGCACGGATCACTCGGCGTCTGGCGCTGGTGTCGAACGTTCGTGCAGCTCCTACGCCGGAGGGGGTGGACGCACAATGGCTCCTGACCCCCAAGAGGTCCCTGACATCGCCCACGAGCGCGAGACGGCCATGCAGAACGACCGGACCCGCTGGGACGTGCTGGAGAAGGTCTACCACGGCAGGTTCGCCGAACTGTGGCCGCAGGAGTTCCGAGCCGGCGAAGTCCCCAAGACGGCCAACTTCATCCGGCGGGACTGGGACGCCTTCGCCCGCATGGTGGGCAAGGTCCCCGACATCCGGGTCACGCCGCTGCGCCTCGGCACCCGCGAGCAGGACCGCTCCGACAAGCTCGAGAAGATCTGCTTCTGGTACAACCGGCTCTGGGACTACCGGCGCAAGGCCCGGGTGATCGCCGACTTCGCCGTCGGCATGGGGGCCTTCGGCATCGGGCTCATCCCCCACGATGCCGCCGAGGCCCCCATCCTGCTCGTCGAGGACCCCCGCAACTGCCTGCCCGGCCCCGGCTGGGACTCCACCTCGACCTACGCCTGGAACCCCCCGAGTCCCATGAGCGACGCCGGCGGCACGCTGGAGGACATGATCGTGCGCAAGTCCATGACCGGCCACCAGCTGTGGAGGATGTTTCCCGGCCCCGTCACCGAGCAGCTGCGGGGCGACCGGGGGATGCAGCTCATCTACCAGTGGTACGACGACGAGGTGTGCATGACGGTGTGGGAGGGCAACGCCGTCGGATCCTACGAGCACGGCTGCGACTGGTGCCCCTGGCAGTTCCCGACCACCTTCGCCATCGGCGCCCCCGCCGGCACCTCCACGTTCGAGCAGACCATCGGGCTCGAGATCGCCTTCATGCGCCTGCTCGACCAGAAGCTTGCGCTCAACGACTCCGTGGTCTGGCCGTGGATGTTCGCCAAGGGCGTCCGGCCGGTCCCCGAGAAGCGCCTGCTCATGGCCGAGACGCCCGACGCCGACGCGAAGCTCGTCTCTCCCCCGGCGACGTTCCAGGTGGATCGGGACATGACGCTGGTGCAGCAGCTCATCCGCACCATGCACAACGAGACGGAGGCCGGCCGGGGCGAGGTGACGGGGGGGCCGATCACCGGCCGGGGCCTCGTCGAGCTCTCCCGGGTCACGGTCGAGACGGTGCAGGCGTTCTTCGACGACTTCTCGTTCTGGCTCCCCAAGGTCTACACGTCGGCGCTGGTCATGGATCGGGAGATCTACGGGGACCGGGAGAAGGTCATCTCGGCCCGCGGGCATGGCGAGACGTTCCTGGAGTCTTACCGGCCGGCCAAGGACATCGGGGAGCGGTTTGGCATGGTCGAGGTGGAGTACGGCCCCGGGCTCGGCGGCTTCGAGGACCGTCTCTCGATGCTGCAGGTGCTCGGCGCCGACGCCATCAGCGTGGACACGGTCATGGAGGGCCTGCCCTGGATCCGCTCGCTCTCGGCCGAGAAGCGCCGCATCTTCGTCGGCAAGATGGAGAAGTTCCTGCTGGAGGAGGCATTCTCCGGGCAGGCGGCCGTGCCGGTGGACTGGATCCTGTCCGCCATCGAGGAGGCCGAGAGCGGCCGGGACTACCGCAAGTGGATGGCCGACAACCCACCCATGCAGGCGCAGGCCACGCCCGAGACGGTGCCCCCGGTCCCCCCCGGCGCCGCGCCGCCCCCCGGCCCGATGGCCCCGCCGCCCCCCGGCCTCGCCGCGCTCATGGGACAAGGAGGCTGATATGCCGCTGAAGCGAGGATCGAGCCGCAAGACGATCAGTGCCAACATCCGCACCGAGATCAAGGCGGGCAAGCCCCGCAAGCAGGCTATCGCCATCGCGCTGCGCAAGGCCGGGAAGGCGCGCAAACGTGGCCGACGGTAGGGGCGGGTACCAGGTCCCCGACAACAAGCCCCGGCCCCCAGCCGGGCCCGGCAAGTACGCCAACCGGCAGGACATGGGCACGCCCAGGGGGCAGGGCACCTACGTGCCGCCGGGGCTCCCGTACGGCACCCGGCAGGCGATGGAGCAGGCGCAGGCGTCCGTCCCCGCCCCGGCGCTGCGCACGAACCCCACGCCTCAGCCACCGCCGCAGCAAGGCCGGCCCGGGCCCGGGGGCCCTCTCGCCATCCCGACGCTGGCACAGATCCTCGCTCGCCCCACCAACCGCCCGGACGAGCCGGTTACGGCCGGCGTCCCCACCGGGCCCGGGCCCAACGTCATCACGAGCGCCCCGTCGCAGGGCTCCATCTCGGCCATCCTCGACCGGGCCGCGCAGGCGTCCGGCTCCGACACCCTGCGCGAGTTGGCGCAGCGGGCGCAGGCAGCAGGGCAGTGAGCCTGGAGGACAACCTCATCGTGGCCACCCGGGCCGCGCCCCACCTCGACCCGGCCACGCTCTATGGGGTCGCCTCCACCACCCCCGACGATCAGGTCGACGTCGCTGCCAAGGCCGTCGGCGGGTTCGCCTCGGCCTCTCAGCTCCGGGCCTACGTGGAGCGCAACCCCGCCACCGTGCAGGTGTCCATCTGGTCCCGCCTGTCGGCAGCCGAGCAGAAGATGCTCACCGGCGCTGGCTACAAGCCCCCTGCCATGGCCGACCCGGACCACCTGGAGGCGCAGGCCGCGGCCGAGCAGGCATCTCAGCCCCACCAAGGCCCCATCGGGACGGTCCTGCACGCTCTCGGCGCCCCGCTGCGGGCCGTGAAGCACGCCTACCGGGCCGCGGCCTCGATCACCGACGAGCTGCGGGGACAGGGCTACAGCGGCTTCGGGGCCGAGGCGTTCAAGCGCAGCTTCACGCCGTCGGAGTGGGCAGATGCCTGGGACCGCACGCAGGGCGAAGAGGACACCTTCTCGCCGCTGGGGATCAAGGCGCTCCAGGGGGACCCCGACACGCTGGCCCAGCTTCCTGACGACGTGCGCTCCGGGCTCCCGAAGCTCGACGACGAGGGCGTGCGGCTGGCGAAGCTCGTGAGCGCGAACCGGGCCAACCCGCAGGCCGGCATCGACCAGGCCGTCGAGGGTGTCCCCGACGAGGACAAGGCTCGCATCGTGGACCGGATGGGCAAGGACCCCGACGTCGCCAAGGCCGCCGTGTTCCTCGACGGGCAGAAGTACTCGCTCGGCCGTCGGCTGGCCCACACCGTCGGGCTCGACCCCACGAAGTCCGGCAAGGCGTGGACCGTCGTGTCGGGCACCACCGACGCCATCGCCTCGTGGTACGGGGACCCGACCATCTCCGGCCTGGAGGCGGCGAAGGGGCTCAACCAGGTCCGCTACCTCGTCCGGGACGCCTCCGACGTCGAGCGCCTGATTACCCGCCCCTCCGTGGCCCGCCACTTGGAAGACGTGGCCGCCTACCTCGCCGACGGGCGGTTCGGCGCACTGGTGGAGCGGTACCCGGCCTACGCGGGCGTGGTCGAGCACCTCGCCGACGAGGGCGTGACGACCGCCGAGGGGCTCGGGAAGTGGTTCCAGACCTCGCAGGGGCTCACGGCCCTGCTCGATGGCACCGTGTCCGGCGTGGCCAAGGCCGCCCCGCTCATGCCACACGTCGGCGAGGTGGGGCTGCTGAAGCTCGATCTCAAGGTGGCCACCAAGCACGCCATCGACTTCGCCGCCGACATGCCGAAGTCCGGGCTCGGCCGCCTCGTGGTCTCCGCCGGCAAGCTTGCCCGCCGATTCACCACGCTCATCCCGAAGGGACTGGAGTTCGACGCCTCCTCGCCGGAGGCCGTGACCGCCGTGCAGCGCATGGCCGCCACCGCCCTGCCGGCCGCCCGGGTCCGGGACCTCGTGGACGCCTGGGTCGGCGCGTCGGGGGATCTCGGCGCCCGGTTCGGGATCTACAAGGGCCTGCTGTCCGAGGTGTTCCGGGCGGCTGGCGTCGACTCCACCGTCGAGGGGCGCCAGTTCGTCGCCAACTTCCTGGGCAAGCTGGAGGACGGCGTGGCGAAGCGGGCCTACTCCGTCGGCGACATCGACCAGGTCTTGACGGGCGGGAAGCAGGTAGCGGCCGGCATCCTCGAAGGCCAGCTCACCTCGCAATGGTCGATGCCCTCCTACAAGGTGCTGTGGGCGCAGAGTAAGCGACTCTCGCTGATGCGAGGGTTGTACAAGGTTTCTGGCATCGACCTGACCGAGAAGGCCGACCGCTTCATGCAGGCGGCGTGGAAGCCGACGACGCTGCTGCGGCTGGGCTTCCCCGTCCGGGCCGGCGGCGAAGAGCTGGTGGGGGCCGTCATGCGGGAGGGCCTCGTGCCCATTCTCCGGGGCGGGCTCGCCGCTGGCGTGGCCAAAGCCGCCGAGCGGGAGAGCATCGAGGGCGTGGCCCGCATCTTGCCGTGGAACCCGCTCCGGGGCGTCTGGAACCGGATGAGCGAGTACCTTCCGGAGGGGGTGACCGATCCGGCCGAGGCGGCGGCGCAGTACATCGGGGGCCGCACCGCCCATGCGTTCCGCTACGTGGAAGGCAAGCTCGCCGGCCGGGACTATGTGCAGGGCGCGCAGGAGCTGTGGGACCACGGCGTCATGCAGACCTCGTTCGCCGACGAGATCTCGGCCGCCCACACGCCCGGCGGGGGCTACCTCGCCGACCCGGACACCGCGGCCCGCATGACCCGCGACGGCTCCAAGATGCGCCCCATCTACTTCAGCCGGACGGGGGCCTACCGGGAGTACGCCCCGACGGAGGGGCTCTACAACCAGGCATGGCAGGACTCGCTCGGGGAGATCGCCACGTCCAAGCTCGCCCGCCCGGCACTGGAGCACGCCGCCGACGGCCGGGAGGCGCAGGTCCAGGCCGTCTACGACACGATCAAGGCCCCCGCCTCTTCCAGCCTCCGGGAGAAGGCCCTGAGAGCCACCCAGACGCGTGACGGGCGGATCGTAGGGGAGACGGCTACCGAGGAAGAGGCTCTGCGGGACTGGGCCTCTGCGGTGGTCGACCACGTCAACGCCCACCTGCAAGGGCCCTCCGGCGAGATGGTCTACCCCGAGCTCGCCGGCGACCTGCTCTCCACGCACCAGGCGCCCACGATGCGCCGGCTCGAAGCCGTCCCCACCGACGCCCGGCCCACGGCGGTCAAAGGTGCCGAGGTCGTGCCGATCCCCGCTTCTCCGTTCAAGAAGATGGTCGACAAGGGATTCACGGAGGTGGTCGGCCGCCCGATGGACTGGATGGTGCGCCAGCCTTTGTTCGTCCACAACTACGTCCTCGCCAAGCGCGAGGTCGAGGGCCTGCGGTCGCTGCTCATGGACCAGGCCGAGCGGGAAGTGCTGGCGAAGGTGGAGGTTGCGGCCGGCAAGGCCGGGGACCGGGCGTTCGAGGAGGCCCTGAAGCTCCCGCAGCCGGAGACGATGACCGACGCCGCCCACCAGGTCCGTGCCGAGATGGCCCGTCGCTTGGCGGTCAAGGAGGTCCGGGGCGCATCCGACATCGCCGCCTTGGGGGACCGCGTCGACGCGCAGCTCCGGGATGTGGCGGTCGAGCGAGCGGTGAACAAGACGGTCCCCTACATCCACGACCCGGAGATCCGCTCGCAGATGGCGGTCATCGCCCGCAACGTGGCGCCGTTCTGGTTCGCCCAGGAGCAGTTCTACAAGCGGTGGGCCAAGGTGCTGTCGCACTCCCCCGAAGCGTTCCGACAGGCGCAGCTCGTCATGATGGGCCTGCGGCACTCGGGCTTCCTCAAGCAGGACGAAAACGGGGACGACTACTTCCTGTACCCGGCCGTCTCCGTCGTACAGGACGTGCTCACGCGGGGGATGGAGCTGGTGACGGGTGAGAGGGCGAAGCTCCCCCTGCCGGTGGGGTTCTCCGGTCACGTCAAATTCGCCACGCCGGGCCTCGAGCGCCTCGGTCTCCCGTCGTTCGGACCCTTCGTCGCCGTCGGGATGCACGCCCTGCGCTCCCGGTTCCCCGAGCTCGAGGCGCTCGAGGAGAAGACGCTGGGGGAGCGTGGCGCCGGCCGGCCCTACTGGGAGCAGGTCACACCCACGTCCGTGGCTCGCATCTGGCACGTCCTCGCCGACAACCCCGAGACGTCGGCGCAGATGGGCTCGGCCATGATGCAGGCGATGGCCTATCTCGAAGCCAGCGGGAACGGGCTCCCGGACCAGGCGACGACGGCCGAGAAGGAAGCGTTCATCGACCGGACGAAGAACTGGGCTCGGATCCTGCTGCTCAATCGGGCCATCTACGGCTACTCGGCCCCCGCCGCCCCCGAGTTGCAGCTCGACCCGAACGACCTGCACAAAGAGTACCGGGACCTGCTGCGTACGCTGCCGATCGAAGAGGCCACCAAGGAGTTCATCGCCCGCCACCCCGACGCCACGGCCTACACCGTCTTCCAGTCGCAGGCCAAGGCGGGCGTGCCGCTCCCGGCGACGGAAGGCACCTTCGCCTTCATGGACGCCAATCGGGACTTCCTCAACTCCTACCACCAGGCCGGGGGCCTGTTCCTCCCGCAGGCGAGCAAGGACGGGGCGTACTCCCAGCTCGCCTACCGGGAGCAGCTCGCCACCGCCATGCGGGAGCGCAAGACGCCGCAGGAGTTCCTCGACGACGTGCTCTACGCCTCGGCCGCCGACGAGTACTTCACCAGCCGGGACGCCAAGGAGGCGGCGCTCCAGAAATACAAGGGCACGCCCCGGGCGGCCAGGATCCGCCAGACGTGGGCGCAGTGGAAGGAGGGGTTCATGGCCGCCCATCCAACCTTCGAGATGATGTTGGCCGAGTCGGGGGCCAACGCCACCAAGAAGCAGCAGACGCTCGACGAGGCCCGCTTGGCGCTCTCCGATCCCCGCGTGCCGAAGAACACCCAGACGGACCAGATGCGGGAGCTGCTCGCCGCCTACGACAATCACCTTGCCTTCCAGCAGCGATTCTCGGGCCAGAACTCACAGATAGCGTCCATCCGCAAGAAGGCTGAATCCAAGAGCTTCGCGTCGTGGGCCGACGACTACGTGAAGACAAACCCCGACGTGAAGGCCATGTACGACCGGCTTATGCGGGAGGAGGTGGACTGATGGCGGGCTACGACCCGAACGCCGGGCTGGCGACGGACGACTCGCTGTTCACGTCCGGCCTGTTCGGCATCGACGCCGCGGTCGGCGAGGCCCCCGTCACGCTCGGCTACCAGCAGCCGGTCGGGATGACCGGATCCCCGTACGCCGGCCCTCCGGCCCCGTCCGTGTCCGGGCTCATGGGGCCCCCGAAGCCCGTGGCGGTCACGTCCAAGCTGATCGAGGCGGCGCAGGGTTTCTACCAGCTCCCGGAAGACCAGGTGGCCGAGCTGCAGTCGAAGCTCCTCTCGGGCGGGTTCTACGACGACTCGTACTACACGGCCTCCGGCAAGACGCCCCAGTTCGGCGTCGCCGACGACGACTCGTACGCTGCCTATCGCCGGGCGATCACGCGGGCGGCCCGGTCTGGCAAGGCGGTCCCGGAGATCCTCGACGAGGCGATCAAGTCGGGGGCGGGGGAGAAGGCGCAGACCCGGCAGCCGCTGGTGGTGCAGCTCACCTCGCCCACCGACCTGCGCAAGATCTACCAGGCGGCGGCCGTGGCCCTCACCGGGAGCCGGGACATGGACGAGGCCCGGGTGGCGAAGTTCGTCTCCGACCAGCAGGCGGCCGAGCGGCAGGCGCAGGAGGCCCTCTACACCGCCGGGGGCTCCGGGCTCCCGGGTGGCCCGGGCGGCACAGTCACGCAGCCTCCGGACCCGACGGCCGCCGCGCAGGAGCTGATCCGAGCCGAGCAGCCGACGGCGACGGGCGGGCATGACATCGCCGGGACGTTCAAGCTGTTCCAGCAGATCATCGCGGGAATGGGGGGCGGGGGTGGCCAGTGACCTCGATACGTTCCTCAACGCCCTCAAGCTGCAGGAGTCGGGCGGGAACTACCTCGCCCGCAACGCATCCGGTGCGTCCGGCGCCTACCAGTTCATGCCGGGGACCTGGGCCAACTACAAGGGTTACGCCACCGCCGCCGATGCCCCTCCGGCCGTGCAGGACGAGCGAGCCCGCCAGTTGGCCCAGCAGTACTACAGCCAATTCGGCAACTGGGGGGACGTGGCAAAGGCGTGGTACGCGGGCCCCGGTTTCGCCTCGAAGAACCTCACGGCCAAGCAGGGGGACTATCCGAGCATCAACGACTACGCCGCGCAGGTGCTCTCCAAGATGGGCCAACCCTCCACGTCGTCGTCTAAGGGGTCTGTAGTGGCTCAGGAGACGAGCGCGGCCCCCACCGACCCTGTTGCCTATGCCAGGCAGACCTACGGCTACCTGGCGGCGTTCCTCGACGATCCGGAGGTGGGCCCCATCCTGCTCAAGGCGGCGCAGGAGGGATGGGACCTCGCCCGGCTCCAGGGGGCTATCTACGCGACCGACTGGTGGAAGCGGTCCTCGGAGTCAATGCGGACGTGGGAGGCCCTGCAGGCGCAGGACCCGGCCGAGGCCGCCGCCCAGCTCGAGACGCAGAAAGCCGCCATCCGGGAGCAGGCCCGGCAGATGGGCACGCCGCTGGCGGCCGACCGCATCGACCGCATCGCCATGTCGGCGCAGCAGCTCGGCTGGTCCCCCCAGCAGATCAAGAGCGCCATCCTCGCCGAGGTCGACTTCGCCAACGCCCCCGTCTCGTCCGATGTCGGCGCGCTCAAGGACAAGCTGCAGCAGATCGGCAACTCCTACGCCGTGTGGATCCCGCCGGATGAGCTGACCTCGTGGGCCCAGGCCATCACGTCCGGGGACTCGACCGAGGATGCCTTCAAGGCGACATGGGCCGGCGTGGCGAAGGCCTACTACAACAACCCCGGCCTGACGGCGGCGCTCGATCAAGGGCTCACCACGCAGCAGTACGCCTCCCAGTTCGTCGGCGACGGGGCGAACCTGCTGGAGCTCAACCAGGCGAGCATCGACCTGCGCGACCCGAAGTGGCAGCGGTTCTTGTTCCCCAACCCGGAGACGGGGCAGGCGTGGACGGGGACCGACTTCCAGAAGGTGCTCCGCACCGACCCGACCTACGGCTACGACAACACAGCCCGCTCCGAGACGGACGCCCGCACCGTCGGGTTCGGCTTCTTGCAGCGGATGGGGTTCGCCTGATGGCCGGCTCCGACGTGTTCCGCTCCATCCTCTCGGCCTTCGGGATCGGGGAGCTCTCGGACGCCGTCTATCAGACCTACCTCAACACCGGCATCACGGACCCGGACTACCTTCTGCTCACGCAGGAGAACACTCCGACGTTCCAGGCCCGGTTCCCCGGCATCCGGGACGCGCAGGGGCAGCTCATCATGAAGCCCGCCGACTACGTGAATTACGAGCGGACCATCCAATCTCAGCTCGCGCAGTACGGCCACGCTCCCCTCACCCGCTCAGAGCTGGGGGCGATCGTGCAGTCGGGCCGGTCGGCCGACGAGGTGGCGCAGGATCTCGCCGCCTACGACGAGCTGCGCAACAACCCGTACGTGCAGCGCCAGTTCTACGCCTACACCGGCGTGGATCCCGGCCCGGAGGGGCTGTTCGCCCTGGCGCTCGGCCTCCCGTCGGCGGCGAGCCTGCGGCAGACCTACGAACAGGCGCTCAGCGCCGGGGTCCCCCAGCAGGTCTACGACCTCCGGCTGGGTATCTCCCCGGAGAATCAGGCCACGGCCACGGTCGGCTCGCAGTTCCTCCCCGAGACGCTGCCGCAGGCCCCGCCGGGCAACACGTCGGGCGTGCCGGCTGCCCCGGCGGTCAACGTCTACCGGCAGGGCCTTGCCCGCATGGACCGGCTCCGGGCGCTCCAGAAGGCCGAGCTCGCCAACAAGGCGCAGTTCGTGAGCGGGGGGGCCGTGAGCACGCTCCCCGGCGGTCCCTCGACGCCGAAGCCCTACTCGTTCTAGACTCTGGGCAGCGGCAAGGTCCGGCCAACCGGGGGCCCCCTCCCCGACCGACCGAGAGACAGCCTTCCGCCACAGGGGCGTAGCCATTCGGCTGCGCCTTTTTGCGTGCATGGGGCCGCCCTCGGCCCCGGGGACGAGAGGAGACGGCAGTGGCAGAGGACGACGAAGGGACGGAGGGCACTGAGGGACCGTCGGGGCTTCGCAAGCACGCGAAGCAGCTCGAGAAGGAGCTTGGAGAGCTGCGGGCAGCGCAGGAGCGGGACGCCGCGGAGCTCCAGAGGTTCCGGCGTGAGCGGGCATTCGGCACCGCACTGGCCGAGGCCAAGGTCGAGGGAGTCTCGCTCGAGGACGTCGGCGATCTCCCGGCAGACCAGATCACCCCGGCCCTCGTCCGGGCGAAGGCAGCGGAGAAGGAGGACCAGCGACGGAAGGCGGAAGAGGCGCAGGCGAAGGCCCTCGGTTTCGACTCCTTGGACGAGTACCGGGACGTGCTTCGGATCGCGCAGGAGCGGAAGGCCGAGCTGACGGCGCAGCGGCAGGCGGGGACGGCGGCAGCGATGACCGGAGCGGGCCGGGAGCCGGAGCCGGATTCGCCGGGGGTCGTGGCGTACCGGACGTGGGAGGAGTCTGTGAAGTCAGGCCGGCCAGCGGATCTGGCGCAGGCGGACTTCGTGGGGGCCAAGGCCCGCGCAGCGATGGAGCGTTCGGGCCTGACGGGCGGGCAAACCTAGCAGTGCTCCGCTCGATCTGCGTTCCGCCCCACGGCACCCAGCGGCCGATGACCGGCCGGCGCACGTCCATGAACTCCTGGGAGCGGGGGATCGCCGTCGAGGACAGGGGGGGCGGGGAGGTCATGCCCTACCTGTCGGAGACGGGGGGCCTCGTCGGCGTCAAGGAGTTCGCCGAGACCCGCAATCTCGGCCGCTGGGACCATCCGGGCAAGCAGGTATCGAGCTAAGGGGGAGCGATGGCAACGGGCACGGTGAGCACGTACGACCTCACGGTCGGGGTCAAGCTCGACTTCGAGGACTTCATCTACACGCTGACGGCCGTGGACGTGCCCCTGCTCGGCGCACGCAACGGCACCAACACGCCACCCGGCCCCGAGCGGGCCGTCTTCGCGCAGGAGCCTGCCATGGCCAAGAAGGTCGAGTGGATGGACGAGGAGCTGCTGACGCCTCGGACCACGCTGGCGGCCACGCTCACGACCGCAGATACCGTGCTCACCGTCGCCTCCGGCGCCCGGATCAAGTTCGCCACGGCCGACATCATCCGCATCGACTCGGAGATCATCCGCATCGCCGGGTACGGGACCACGACGGACACCCTGCTCATCACGCGTGCGTTCGGGGGCTCGGACGCGCAGCATTCCAACGCCAGCCAGGTCATCGGCGTGGGGTCGGCGGCGGCCGAGGGCTCGGATCCGTCGGCGCACCGCTTCCAGGACCGCACGGCCCGCTACAACCTCACGGAGATCTTCGGGCCGTGGGAGGTCAAGGTCTCGGAGACGGAAGAGACGATCGCCGGCAAGGGCGGGAAGTACGGCCTCTCGTCCGAGTTCGACCACCAGGTGGCGAACCGGATGAAGGAGATCATGGTGGCGATGGAGCAGGCCATCATCTACGGCGTCCGGGTCGACGACACTACGAACGAGTGGCGCTCGATGGGCGGCCTCGCCTACTTCATCACGACCAACGTGGACTCCACGACCACGAACACCATCGGGCTGTCGGCCGTCCGCACGCAGGCGCAGGCGAGCTACAACAACGGGGGCATGGTCGACCTGCTCCTCGTGCCGCCCACGCAGAAGACGCGCATCAGCGACATCGACTCCACGCTCGTCCGGCTCACCCGGGAGGGCCGCACCCGGGGCTCCATCGTCGGCGAGCTGGAAACGGACTTCGGGGTCATGGACATTCTCATGGACCGCTGGCTCCGGTCGACCGACGCCTTCGGGCTCGACTCCCAGTACATCTCGACGGTCACGCTCCGGCCCCTGGTGTTCGAGATGCTCGCCAAGACGGGCGACTCCCGCCGGGGCGAGGTGGTGGCAGAGAAGTCCATGAAGGTGCGCCTCGAGACCAGGCACTTCAAGTTCACGGCGCTGACGTAGGCCGTGGCCGCCTCCTGCTACGTACTGGCGAGTGGGACCGCCGACACGGCCGCGGTCGGGTTCCCCTGCAAGCTGCTCGGCTTCTCGATCCACGAGAGCGCAGCGTCGGCCGCCGTGGCGTCGCTCTACCTCCGGGACGGATCGGGGGCCACGGGAGACATCCGGGTTGCGCTGGAGCTGCTGGGGGACCAGTCGGCGACCATGTGGTTCGGCCCCCAGGGCATCCAGTGCAACACCGGCATCTACGTGGACCGGGTGGCCGGCACGACCGAGGGGGTCATCTACTTCGAGTGAGCGAGAAATCCGTGGCGGTCGGGTTCATCCACGACGAGCAGATGGACTCCTGGTTCGTCCACTCGCTGCTGGGGCTCCTGCTCGACGACATGCTGGGGCCGAAGCGGATCGCCGGCCGCTACCTCGGCCTGTTCTCGGGGCCGATGCTCGACTGCGCCCGCAACCAGCTCGTCGAGGCATTCCTCGAGCACCCCGACCGGCCGGAGTGGCTGCTGATGGTGGACACGGACATGACGTTCACGCCCCCGGACTTCTACCACCTGCTGACGATGGCGGACGAGCGGGAGCGCCCGGTGGTCGGTGGGCTGTGTTTCGCCGGGGGGCCAAAGGGGATCTGGCCGGTCATGCTCGTCATGCGGCCCAGCGACGACGAGGACGGCTTCACGCTTCAGCAGGTGCGGGGCTACCCCAAGGACACGCTCTGCAAGGTCGACGCGACGGGGGCGGCGTTCCTGCTCTGTCACCGGCGGGTGTTCGAGCAGATGCGGGCCTCGGATCCCGACTCCCCGGCACCGTGGTTCCGCTACGCCTACCAGGGTCGCCGCCAGTTCGGGGAGGACGTGCCGTTCTGCCTGCGGTGCAAGACGCTGGGCATCCCGATCTACGTCCACACCGGGGTCAAGATCGGCCACATGAAGACACACGCGCTCAACGAAGCCGAGTACGAGCGGTGGGTCGCTGAGCACGGCCACGGCGACGAGCTCCAGAAGGTCGAGATCCGATGAGCGTGAGCATCAGGGACGGCGTCGCCGTGGAGTTGCGGACGGGGGCCAGCCAGCGTGAGGTGGCGATCCCCATGCCCCGGGAGGGCGTCTACCGCTCGGGGTGCTACTACGTGCTGTGCGAGGGCGGGGATTCCACGCAGAGCCCGCTCAACAACACCATGTACGCCGTGCGCCTGCCGGTGTGGCGGGCGGTGACGCTCAATCTGATCGGCGTCGAGGTCATCACGGCGGGAGAGTCGGGGGCCACGGTGCGGCTCGGCATCTACTCCGACGAGACGATCCAGGGGTGCTACCCCGGCGCGCTGCTCCTCGACGCCGGGACGGCAGCGGCGGACTCGACGGGCCGCAAGGACATCACGATCAGTCAGCGGCTTCCGGTCGGGCTCTACTGGGCCGTGGTGTGCGTGCAGAACAACTCGGGCACTCCGGCAACCGAGATCAAGATGACATCGGGCTACACGCCCGGGGCGGCGGGGCTGTACTCGGACCTCGTCAACACCTTTTCCGGCGGGTTCAAGGAGAACACGCAGGCGACGACGGGGGCTCTGCCGGCGACGTTCCCCGCCACGGAGAACTCCACCCGGCAGCCGAAGATCTACGTGAGGGCCGCCTGATGGCCGGCGTCGTGTCGGGAGGACAGCCGACAGTGCTGGGGTCTGGCGCCACCATTGGGGGCTTCGCCGTGCCTGTCGTGCTCGCTCGTCTCACGACGCCGGTCGACGTCGTGAACACGCTGACGGAGACGACGCTGTTCACCTACACCGTCCCGGCGAACACGCTGGGGACCACCCGACGTCTGCGCTTGGAGCTCGGCGGCGACTACCTCAACAACTCCGGCGGGACGCTCACCACCTCGGAGACGCTGCGAATCAAGTTCGGGGGTACGACGATCTGGCAGGACGATGGCAAGCTGCATGCCAACTCGTCGAACCGGAAGCCGTGGTTCATGCGGGTGAACATCACGAACTTGGGGGCGGCGAACTCTCAGAGCCTCGGCGGCTGGATCACGCTGGGGGGCTCGCCGTCCACGACGGGCATTGGTGAATACGGTGACGACGAGATCGACGCGCAAACGGCCATCGGCAACACTGGGCTTACCATCGACACGACGGCCGCTGCCGACCTCGTTGTCACGGTGCAGCACGGCCAGCAGCACGCCAACATCTCTTACCGGGCGAACTCCGGGGTACTGGAGCTCGTCTGATGTCCACCACGCTCGGGGCACTGATCGAGCAGGTGCGCACCGCAGCCCGGGACGACCCGGCCTACGACACCGTGAGCGGCAGCTACACGACCTCGACCACGGCCGTCACCTTCGCCGACGGGACCCGCTTCCCGGCCGGGGCGGTCGTGGATTGGTACGACCAGACGTTCGAGGCCTCCTACCTCTCGGCCAAGGGCGGGGTCACGACGGGGACACTCGTGCGGGGGTGGAAGGGCACGACGGCGGCCTCACACTCGACGGGGGCCGTGGTGCTGGCCTCGCCGCGTTACCTGCTGTCGCAGTACCGGCTCGCCATCAACAACGCCCTGCGGGCCATCGGTGTGCAGTTCCGCCGGCGCCAGTGGCAGACGTCGGTGAGCTACTCGTCCACCGGGCGGCTGGTGTCGGTACCGGCCGGGACGCTCGCCGTCTTCGCCGTGCAGGAGAAGCCGAGCACCGACACGTCGCTCTCCCCCGTCGCCGGATCCCTTGTGGACGTGCCCACGTCGCTCGTGGCGAGCGGGAAGGCCGTCCGGCTCTCGTCGTACAACCCGGGGACCGGCGCGGCCTACATCGGCTTCGAGACGGCCTGGACGCAGTTGTCGGCATGGACGGACACGCTCGACGCCGAGTTCCCCGCCGACGCTGAGGACGTGATCGTGGAGGGGGCGATCCGGTACCTGGAGAACCCCGACATCTTCGCCCGGATCGCCTACACCAAGCCGCACGTCGAGGGATCGGGCCCGCGCTCGGGGACCTCGGACCTGATGACGGCGGCCCGGCTACAGATGGCCACGTTCCTGCAGCGGCGGATGGAGCTTGCGGCCCGGCAGCCGCCGGAGTTCGCCTGGATCAAGGGAGGCTGACATGACGGTGAGCTTGAAAGACGGCGTGCTGGTGGACGACACGACGTCGCTGACGCAGCGAACGGGATCGGTGGCGGTGCGCCCGGCCTCGCCGACGGCGGTGACGCAGACCTACTCGACCGCGGACACGACGGTCGCTGCGGCCACGGCGGCGAACGTGGCGACCACGGCAGCAACGAACGTCAGTCCGTACGGCTACGCACAGGCGCAGGCGGACGCGATCCCGGTGGCGATCAACGCCCTCATTGCCGACGCCCTCGTGCTGCGCAAGGTGCAGAACACGATCATCGACGCACTGCAGGCGGCGGGCATCCTCGCTTGACCACGCTCCGCTCCGACCAGTTCACCGCGACCGACTTCGCCATCGACGGCGTGGGCTACATGCTGGAGCCGGACTCGGAGGCGCTGTTCGGCGTGCCAGCGTGGTCGACGGACGGGCCGGACATCGGCGTGGAGCGGCAGTCGCTCTCCGACGAGCTGTCCGACAACAAGCTTGACGCGCTGGCGTGGGCCTCGAACCGGAGCTGGCACGAGGGGGCCGGGCAGAAGCGGCATGACCAGCCCGAGTTCTCCTCGCCCAACCGCTACCTCGACTCCGAGGGCGTGGACATCACGGAGAAGGGGCAGCTCACCCTGCTCCCGGCGTGCTCGCTGGCGCTGGCCCTCACCAACACCGACCCGACGGCGCCGCAGAAGCTGACGGCGACGGACTCTTACGTCTTCGTGGCGACGGCTCAGCCCAACCTCCGGCGCTTCAGCGCGCTCGACGCTTCCGACGTGGCCACCATCTCGACGGGGACGGAGTCGGGCATCAGCACCTACGACCTCGCCTCGGACGGCTCGCTGGTTTACGTGGCGCTGGCGGGGGACGGGACGCATCGCTACGGGGCCGCCACCACAACGCAGCGGGAGGCGTTCGACGCTACAACCGGGTTCACGCTTTCCGGCGGGGCGGCCACGCACACGGCCGACACGGCTACCTACAAGGAGGGGACGGCCTCGCTGTCCATCACGGCGACGGCGGCGAGTTCCACGACGGTGGACACGAAGTCGCTGGCGGGGGGGCCGCTCAACTTCTCGGCTGTCGACCAGTTCAAGATCTGGGTCCGCTACGACGGAGCCAACGTGCTCGCGCTCAAGTACCGGCTGCTGACGTCGGCGGGCAACTACTTCGAGCGGACCTTCTCGTTCGCCGGGCTGGGGTTGTTCCAGGGCGGAGACTTCGTGGAGGACGTGGCGAGCCGGACCACGGACTTCACCTCGACGGGCTCACCGAACTGGGCCTCCATCGCCTCCATCGCCATCGTCATCACGTACGGGTCGGGCACGTCGCACACGATCGCGGTCGACGACTTCCGTACGGTGACGACGGCAGCGGGGGCGCACTACTGCGACTGGGATGCCCGGGTGCTCGGGTGGGCGAAGGACCGGCTCTACGCCGCCGGCGTGTCGTCGGGGACGACGTGGCGGTTCTACGAGGTGGTGAGCGGCACGCCGACCTCGTCCATCTACACCTTCCCCGACGGCTGGGAGGTCACCGACATCCAGGAGCTGCAGGGCTTCGTCTACATCGCAGCGAAGCGGGGGCGGCGGGGCGTCGTGTACGCCTACGACGGGACCAATGCGCCCTTCGCCGCCGTGCCCATGCCGCCGGGGGAACAGGTGCTCTCGCTGTTCCCGTTCCTCGGAGCCGGCCTGCTGATCGGCGGGCGCCGGCTCACGTCGGTGTCGTCGGGCGGGATCGGCGTCGTCTACCGGGCGTTCCCGACGGCCTCCGGCGCGCTCAACATGGAACGGGTGCTGACCATCGGCAGCGACGATGGGAAGGACTACGGGGTCCGCACCTGCACGGCGTACGGAGACTGGGCCTACTTCGGGTACAGCTACGCCGACTCGGGTGCGGCCGGGCTCGGGCTCTACATCCCGGAGACGGGCGGCTGGTCGAGGGGGCTGGAGGGGACCGTCTCGAAGATCGTGGTGGACTCGGTGGTGTTCAAGGGGCGGCGCATCTTCACGCTCGACGGGTCGGGGGTGTGGGTCGAGGGCTCGGCGGTCGTGGCGTCGGGGTACGTCGTGTCGTCGCTCATCGATCTCAACGTGTCGGCCGACAAGGTGTGGCTCCAGCAGGAGTCCACTTTCGCATCGCTGGTCTCTGGGCAGACGGTGACGCACGAGTACTCGACCGACGGCGGGACGACGTGGAGCGGGAGCACGACGGACTCCACCGCCGGAGACAAGCGCCTGCGCACGTACCGGGGCTTCAAGTCGCAGTCGGTCCACCTGCGCACGACGCTTGGGACCAACGGGGCCAGCCCGACGCTGTACTCGACGGGGATCGGGGGCTGGGCTGCCACCAAGCCGTTTACGATTCACCGCCTCGTGGTGCGGGCGTACCCGGACGAGACGCAACGGACGGGGGTGAGCCTCGACGGACGTGACCGAGGGTGGGGGGTCTACAACGCGCTGGAGGCGTTGCGGGTGGCGTCGCTGCCGGTGCAGTTCCAGGCACCGGACTGGCCGGCGTCGGCGACGACGCTCAACGTGCGGGTGACCGGCGTGAAGCGGGTGGGAGACTGGGGGTACCTGGGGCGTGAGGGACAGGGGGGCTGCGTGCTGCTGGAGCTCAAGGAGGTCGGGTCGTGACGGTCCCCGTCTTCCGGCGGGGCTACGACGGGGCCGATGTGGCGTCTGGCTCCGCGCTGGCGCAGCGGCACCAGCTCGGGGGAACGGGGGCCGACGCGCGGAGCGCGAGGGCGGATGCGCCGGGGATCCTGCTGGCTTCCCACGTCGCAGCGGCGGATCCGCACGCGGGCTACCTGCTCGAGAGTCTGCTCGACGCGAAGGGGGACCTGATCGCCGCCTCGGCCGACAACACGCCGGCTCGCGTGGCAGTGGGGGCCGACGCAGCGCATCTCGTAGCGGACTCCACACAGGCGGCCGGCGTGCGGTGGCAGGCAATGACGTGGACGACGTATACGCCGACGTGGGGGGCGACGGGGACGGCCCCCACCATCGGCAATGGGACGCGGGCTGGTGCTTCGTTCATCCTCGGCAAGCTGATGCATTTCCGCATCGTCCTTACGATGGGAAGCACCACGACGTTCGGGACAGGTGTGTGGACGCTCTCGCTGCCGGCCACGCTCACCAGCTCGGCCACCTTCAGTCTTGCCTACGGGCTGGCGTACGACTCGTCGGTAGCGACGGTCTACACCGTCGTGACGTCTCCGGCTTCGACGACCTCTCTGTTCGTCTTCTCCAATGCGAGCCTTGGCATCGGGCCCACGGTCCCGTTCACCTGGGCCAACGGAGACGTGCTGACCTTGAACGGGACCGTGGAGGTGGCGTGAACGACGAGCGGGAGGACAGCGAGGCGGGGGCGGAAGCTGCGGACCTGTCTCCGGCGGCCGTGGCTGCGGAGGCCGAGCGGCTGCGCATCCTGCGGGAGACGATGATCCTGCGCCGGGAGCTCCAGCGGTGAGCGACAAGCCCCCGGCCGTGCTGCACCGGATGTGGCGCGTGGGCCGGCACACCGGCCGGACGCTCTGGGCCCGGTCCGGCGAGGCCCCCACCGACGACGACGTGCTGATCGGGACGATGGACTCCCCCACCGTGGCCGCCCACGTCGTCGAGGTTCACAACGCCTGGCTCGAGGGCCGCGCCGATGGCTGACGCCAGCGCGCGAGGGTGGGGTCCCGGGTGGCCGACCGACCGGCGCAAAGACATGGCGTGGATCACCGTGCAGGGCGTGACGTGCCCGGCCGGCGTCCACAAGCGCATCGCCCCGCTGGTCGGGTGGTTGCTCGACGAGACGATCCGGCGTGGCTACCCGCTCCGGCCGGGCTGGTGCTGGGGCTACTGCAACCGGCCCATCCGCGGCACGTCGGTGGCGTCGAACCACTCGTGGGGGCTGGCAGTGGACCTCAACGCTCCGACGAACCCCATGAAGTCCCCGCTCACCACGGACATGCCGCGCTGGATGGTTCAGTTGTGGAAGGACAACGGCTTCGCCTGGGGCGGCGACTACACCGGCCGCAAGGATGCGATGCACTTCGAGTTCATGGGCCGGCCGCAGGACGTGCCGACCATCAAGCCGTCGGGGACGGGGGCCGTCAAGATCGAGGGGGCGGGAGTGACGAGGACACCGGGCGACGTCGTACACGCGTGCCTGATCGGCAAGGGCACGGTGCAGTGCAACGAGAAGGGCGAGGTCTTCGCCTACCAGACGACCTATCACGGCGGCTACAACACGCTCAAGCCGGAGCAGCGGTTGGGGACCCGCCTGTTCGTCGGCATCGAGCCCGACGACACGAACGCCCCCGACGGCTACTGCCTCATCGCCGACGACGGCGCGCTCTACGTCTATCCGTTGGAGCCCATTAAGCGGTAACATTGATGCATGGATCGTACCGACTTAGCGTGGCTTGCTGGGCTGTGGGAAGGCGAAGGGTCGGTTGCTTCTGGCCACGGTCGTCAAAAGGCTGGATTACGAGTCAGCATCATTCAGAAGGACCGCTGGGTTCTTGAGAAAGCGCAGTCACTTCTTGGTGGCTCTGTTCGATCCAACAGCGACGGTGCTTCATCGCGCTGGGAACTCTTCAGCGAAGAGGCATACCAATTCCTAGTATGGATCTCGCCTTGGCTGTCGCCTCGCCGACTTGAGCAAATCACACATCATCTGTTGGTCCACGAACGGGGACAGGTTCGTGCCGCGCTGCGTACCCATTGTCCTCGTGGTCACGCGTATACGACTGAACACAGTCAGCTCCGTCCCAACGGTCACCGGTACTGCCTTACCTGCGCGAGGGAGACGCGACAGGCGAACGCGACGAGGGAGCGAGAGCAGAGACCTCAGCGACCCTGCGTGATTTGCAACGGGCCTATCCCAAGCCGTTATCGACGAGACAGGATGACGTGCAGCGATCTTTGCGCTCGTCGGTTGACGATCAATCGAGTGACGGCATGGAAGCGTGAGCAGCGAGCTAGCGCTTAGTCCCTACGTGTTCCCGCTGGAGCCGGTCAAGCCTGCTGGTTCTTGATGGCTGCCAGCATCTGCGGTGAGAGCACGGCCCCACATGCCATGAAGTACGCCACCTCGAGCAGGTAAGGCCCGTCCTCGTCGGCCTCCAACTCCTCGAGCAGGATCCCCCGCCCTGATGGAGAGCAGGCGCATCCCTCGTCAGGGCACTTCACTGCTTGCGCTCTCGTTCGCGTTCGGACATGCGCACGACAACTACGCCGATGAAGCTGGCGAGCAGTTCGAGAGTGGTCTGGCTCACAGCAGATCCTTTCGGGCTCGGGCGATCTTGGCGTTGGCCTCGCGCAGCTCCCGCTCCAGTTGCTCGGTGTAGTGCTTGGCGAGGATCAAGGTTTGGTCCCCGACGGCGAGGTAGCCGGCACGGACTCCGAGGGCTACGGCATGGGGGCGGTTGCGGGCCCCCAGCTTCATGAGCACGATCGAGATGGTGCCCTTGACGGTGCGCTCGGCCACGGCGAGCTCCCGGGCCATCTCCCGCACCTCCCGGCCTTCGGCGATCATGGCCAGCACGCGCTGCTCTCTCTCAGTCAGGAGCGGGGGCCGGTCCGCCAGCCGGACGGCGGTCATCGGACCTTGCCGCGAGGTGGTAGGCCCAAAGCATCAAGGGCGCACTTCAGGCAGAGCCACGAATACCCACCAGGGCTGTGATCGAAGTGAGCGTCGCCGTTGTTGTACTTCGCAGCGAGGCGCAGCAGGACGACCCGCTGGTTCGTCTCAGTAAGCGACTTGATCGCCTCGGCGGCCGCCGGGAACATCTCCCGGTGCTCTTCCTCTGCGCCATCGGATACGAAGCCACAGCGCATACAACGCCACGACGGGAACGGGTCGATACCTTCGCGGGCTGGGTGCAAGCAAGCATCCATGGTCCCCTCCTCAGTGAATCGTGACGGTGATGGCGACGTGTGCGGCGAGGAACAGGCCGGCGAAGTAGGCCCCCGCCAGACCGGCCAGCCAGCAGGGCACGCCGACGAGCCAGTAGCCCAGGAGCCAGAGGCGGGCGAGCGTGATGAGCGGGCGGTACTGGTTGCCGTCCGGCCCTTCCCACCTCCGTCGCCATCTGTCGGCCCGCGGATGGTGCTTCTTGCACAGCGGCACGCCGTCCTTGTCGAGCTCGGTCCCGGCCTTGCGCCGATAGCACCTGTGATTCAGCTCGCAGTCCCACCAGACCCGGTGCCGGAAGACGTAGAAGAGCAGCCAGGCGAGGACGTAGCGGCCGACGCAGGCCCGGCACGCGTGCGGGTGGCGGGCGAAGTACCTCCGGTGCCACGCCGATTGCGCGCGTTGCGCCGCCTCCGGGTTCCGCTTGCGAGCGGTGCGGACCTTGTCGAGCCCGTCTAGCTGGAGGGCCACTGCAGTTCCCTCTCATCTACGAATCCGTCCGGCTGATTGCCGAGCGACACGACACGTCGACCTTCACGGATCTGCTCGACGTACCAGCCCATGACGGCGGCCACGTAGTCGCTCTGCGTCACTTCGGCCTCCTTAGCGCGGGCCACGACCTCATCGTGGAGTTCGGGCGTTACGCGGCCGCTTAGGAGCACGCGGACGCCCTTCCAGTGCCTCCGTCTTCGCCGCCCGATCACGAGTCAGATCATGGCACGGCTTGAAAGCTGCTGCAACTTGGATGTACGCTGTCTCCATCACGCAACTCGAAAGGGACGAGATGGACCCGAACCGCAAGCACGGAACCTGCCCGCAGTGCGGTGGGCAGAACGGCAAGCACAAGACGTGGTGTGGAGGGAAGGGCGGATGACCAAGGCGATGCAGTGGCTCAGGGCGAACGCTCGGCACGTGCCGGTGGCGCTGACGGTCCCCGCGGTGCTGCTGGTGTTCGTGGCTGTGTGGCTGGTGGTCCACAGCCTCGTGCTCACGCTGGTGCTGGGCTCGCTGCTCACGCTCGTACTGGCGTGCATCTGGGCCGCCATCGCCTTCGCCGCCGTGGACGCCCGGCCGATCATGCGGGAGGTCGCAGCGAAGAAGGTGGGGCTCGACGCTGCACCTTCCCGGCCGGTGCGTGCGTACGAGGTGGAGCCGAACCACCGGCCGGTGCCGCAGATCCCGGCGAGCACGTTCCACATGGAGCCGGTGCCGGCCTACCCGGTGGACGTGGACGACCCGGAGGTAGTGATCCCGATGCCTCCGCTGCCGGACCCGATCCCAGCGAAGAAGGTGACCGTCGCTCCGGGCAAGTCGGCAGCGTGGCCCCTGCTGCACGCGCAGCGCACGGTGTTCACGGACCCGATCCCCGTCGGCTTCACCGAGGACGGGACGGTCGTCCACCTGACGATGCGGGAGCGCAACCTTCTGCTCGCCGGGGAGATCGGCGGCGGGAAGTCCACGGCGCTGCAGATGCTCGTCGCCACCGCTGCGCTCGACCCGCTCACGAAGCTCTACCTGTTCGACGCCAAGCTCGTCGAGCTCAACGCATGGCGGGGCTGCGCAGCCGAGTTCGTCGAGGACGACACGGAGCGGGCCAACGCTGTGCTGGCGAACCTGCTCGAGGAGATGCGGCGGCGGTACCGCTTCATGCAGCGCAACAACCTGCGAGCTCTGGCGCCGTCCGAGGAGTTCCCGACGCTGGCGTGGTTCTGTGATGAGCTGGCCGAGTTCACCGACGACAAGACGAAGGACGACCCGGAGGACCGGTTCTCGCCGACCCGCGGTGCGATCTTCTCCGATCGCTCGACGCGCCTGGCGAGCCTCGGACGTGCGGCCGGCATCATCCCCATCGCAGCGACGCAGGAGCCTCGCTACGACGTCGTGCCGCCGAAGCTGCGCAACAAGTTCGTCTTCCGCTGGGCGCTGCGGTGCCAGCGGCCTACGCAGGTCAACATCATCCTCGGCGACGGGTGGGACAAGGATGCGCCAGCTCATCGCATCGACGCCACCGAGAAGGGCGTCGGGTACCTGCTGCACGAGGGAGCCGCACCCGTCCGGCTCCAGGCGTTCTACCTCTCGGACTCGGACATTCGGGACATAGCGAAGCGGGCCGAGGCCCTCCGCCGGGGTACCGCTTCGCCCATCACTTCGCCTACCGCTTCGGCACCGCTTCAGTGGCCCGTCCCGAAGTGGACCTCTGACGCTCACGAAGCGGCCCGAAGTGCTCCCGAAGCGGTGTCCGAAGCGGTCAGAAACGCACTCGCCGCCGGGTGGTCCGCGTTCCGGGTCGTCCGGGACGTGCTGGGCTGGCCGGCGAGCGGCGAGGCCCTCCAGTGGCACAAGGCCATCGTGCTCGCCATCGGGGAGCGCAAGGGGCCGAATCTGCAGGTCGTACGAGGCGCCGAGACGGCGGGAGAGGAGAACGCATGAACGTGGTTCTGGCGGTCAAGGCGACCGTCGATACTGGCAAGATCCCGAGCGTGGACCCGGCCACGGTGAGCAAGGGGAAGGAGGCGCTGGCCCCCATCCTCGGCAACCCGATGCTGTGGGCGGGGCTCATCGTCTTCGGGCTCCTGGCGCTCTACCTGTCGAGCCGCACGAGCCGCACGGTGAAGCTCGTAGCGCTCGGGATCTTGGCCCTGCTGGCGGTCGGCTGGGACTCGCAGCGGGGGGTCCTGACGGCCGCCGCTGGGAGCAAGGCCGCCGCCGATCAGTGGCTCATGACGGGCCTCGGGATCGGCGGCGCGTGGGCGCTGCTGCGGGGTCCATCGGGCAGGACAGCAGGTCCGGGAGGGCCGCAGAGCGCAGGTCGCAGGGGTCTGTTCGCACGAGTCAGGAGGGGACGATGATCGCAGACAAGGTGTTCGTGACGCTGCTGGTGCTGGTCGGGACGGGGACCATCGTGGCGTACCGCATGGCCCGACACGGCCGGGTGCTCGGGGGTCCGAGCTGGGCCGGCGTGGGGCTGTTCCCGGCGCTGTTCGTGTGGCTGGGGGCGCCGCTGTCGCACCCGCTGTCGTGGCTGGCGAGCATCGTGGCGGCCCTCTCCGTGCCGCTGCTGGTGTACGGCGCCGAGGGCGTCCGGGAGGCGTTCACGCCGGAGAGGGGGGCCTGAGATGGCCCACGCAATCCTGGCTGGGGCGGTCGTCGTGGCCGCCCTCGTCGGGCTCCTTCTGGGCCGGGGGTCGTTCAAGGGCTGGGGGGTGTCCATGATCGTGGCGGCGTTCCTCATGGGGGTCGTCGTCGTGGCGGCGATGGCATCGAGCCGGGCTGCGGAGGTGCTGCGATGAGGGTCGGCCTCGGCGTCGGCCTGCTCGGCCTCATGCTCACCTTCGCCGCCTTCGGACGGGCCGACGCGGCGATCCTCGTGGGGGCCCTCGGGTTCCTCGTGGGGTCGGTCTTCATCGGTCTGTGGGGGCCCATGGTCAAGCTCGCCATCATCGGCGGGGCCCTGTTCCTGGTGGCCATGACGATGGGTCTGGTGGCGCGATGAAGCTCCTCAAGTGGATCGTGCTGGCCTTCCTGTTCTTCATGCTCGTCGGGTACGTGGGGGGCTACCAGCACCCGGACCCGGCCGAGTTCCGCAAGCTCGCCGAGCGAGCCGGGTTCTCGCCGGCGGCCACCGAGAAGGCCCTGCGGGTGGCGACGTGCGAGTCCGGTCTGAAGCCGCAGGCGGTCGGGGACGGCACGCTCACGACGCAGAAGTGGGGGCCGTCGGTGGGGCCGTTCCAGGTGCGAACGCTCTGGTCGGACCTGCTGGGGGACCGCTCCCCGATCCTCAACTGGATCCCCCAGTTCAACGCCGAGTCGGCCTACAAGATCAGCAACGGCGGTACGGACTGGGGGGCATGGTCATGTGGAGGAGCGTAGCGGTAGCGATCGTGGTGGTCCTGGGGGTGCTGTACGTGCTCGTGGGGCCGCACTGGAATCTCGTTCGGGGGGGCTGAGGAGGGCCCGTGAAGAGGTCGACATTGGTACTGGTGCTGGTCGTGGCGGCCCTCGTGATGGGGGTACTCGATCCCATCGCGTCGGGGTTCAAGCAGGCCGGCCACCAGGTGAGCAGCATCGTGTGCAGATAGGGGGAAGAGCCATGACGTTCATGATCGTGGGGGCCGCAGTGATGGTGGTCGGGGTCCTGAGCCTGATCGCCGGCGTGTGGCGCACCAGCCGGCCCTGGATCCACCCGGAGGCCGAGCGAGCCATGCTGGAGGACGAGGCATGGAAGGAGATCACTGGGCAGTACCGAGACGAGGAGCGCCCGTAATGGCTCAGGACGATCTAAGCGAAGAAGAACTACGAGACATGCTCGAAGGACCATATCGAGGTGATCGCCAGCGTCTGTACGCGGACATGCAGAAGTTCGCTGCTCAGGACGACAACGCCTCGGTTGAGGAGATGGCCCACCGTCTGCTCAACGGCGACATCTAGCGGAGAAAGACCAGAAGACACGAGGAGGCAAGTAGGCATGGACGTGGAGACGATGAACCCGGCCCCCCAGGGCACCAACGGATACGCCGACAAGGCCACCAAGAAGGCTCCGAAGACGAAGCGGGAGAAGATCGAGGCGGCCATGGACCGGATCGATCTGGCGGTGGCAGAGCTGGGGCTGGCGGTCGACGTGGCGGCCAAGTTCGACGTGCCGGGGTTCGACATCGGGGCCAACCTCGCGGCCGAGCTCAACCCCGTGTTCGCCAAGATCGGAATGCAGGTCGGCCCCGTCAAGAAGGCCCGGGGGGCGAAGGCATGAGCGAGTGCTTGTGGTGCGGCGCCCCCCTCAACGGCCCCAGCTACGAGGGCACCGGCTGCTGTTCCGAGGGCTGCGCAGAGTGTCTCGCTGAGAACGAGGAATCGTAGCTTCCCGGCGACGGGATGGGGGAGCAGGGGGCCTCTGCCTACGTGGCGGGGGCCTCTTGCGCGTCTACGATGAGGTCGTGACTCTCGCCCTCGTGCTGTACCGGCCGGTGTGCCTGCGGTGTGGCGGGGCACTGCGAGCGGTGGTCTGGGACCAGCCCTCGCTACTCCGGTATGGGTGGCTGGGGGAGGCCCTCGACTACCGGACGACGGTCAGGATCTGCGAGCGGTGCGGGGCCTTCAGGAGGCCGGACGTGCGGGCTGTGGCGGTGCCCCGGACCTGACCGTGGGACAATGCAACCATGACCTTCGGGCGTCATACCTGATGTGGGGAAGACTCTTCCGGTCGTGGTGGTGCAGGTCTGGGGGCTCGCGATGATCACCTGGGCCGCCCTCACGGGCCGGGTCGAGGGCGTGCCACTCCTGGCCCTCCTCGGCATCGCTGCGGGCCTCACACAGGTCCCCGCCTTCGCCTCGGCCCGTAAGGTCAAGGCCATCTACAAGGAGCCGGGGACGTGACGACCCTGTTCTCCCAAGCGGACCACGACGCCGTCGTGAAGTCGGCCAAGGCCACGCCCCTGCTGCGCAACGGGCTGGTTGCGGTGAGCGTGCTCGCCATCTTCACAGCGGCCCTGTCGCTGTGGGGCAACGTCCAGATCCGGGCGCTGCTCAAGTCGCAGGAGGACGCTCGGTCGGAGCGGTCGGCGGCGCTCAACGACCAACTGGCGAGCATCAAGGGGCTGGCCACGCTGGTGGCCGACTGCGTGGGGCAGACGCAGGGGGGGCCGTGCCAGATGAACCTCCAGCGCCAGCAGGCGCAGGCCCTCGGCGAGTTCCAGACGGGGCTCATCGCCGCCGTCGTGCCGGCCGTCGTCAAGGCGCTCGAGGAGAAGTTCGGGATCCTGCAGGGGCGGCTGGTGATCCGCGTGGAGCGGACGCCGGGCGGGGATCAGGTCATCTCCGTGGGGTCCCAGAACCCGGGGCAGGCACCGGGGAAGCAGGCCCCCCTGCCGCCCGGGGCGCCGCCCTCGAGCCGGCCGACGGTCGTGCAGGAGTGCGTGGTGGAGCTCCACGCGGAGCCCCTCATCGGCGCCTGCGCGCTGCCTCGGTGAAGCCCCTGCCGTTCGACCGGGGGACGTGGATCATGCTGGTGGGCGCCCTCATCGCCGGGTTCGGGCGGGGGATCCAGCGGGGGCTCGGGGCCGGGCTGCTGGTGCTGGGGCTGCTGGTCGTGGCCGTCGGGCTCGCCATCTTCGTGGCGGACTCGTGAGCGATCACTGGTGCCGGCTGCCGGGGTTCGTGCAGCGGCGGCGGTACCGGGTGGGGCCGGGGTACCTGTGGCAGTGCCCGGAGTGCGACACTCTGTGGAAGTGGACCCGGGATCGCTGGGGGCCGTTCTGGAAGCCGGAGTATCGGAGGAGCCGATGAGGTATCGCAGGGTCGTGGCGGGGATCGTGGGGGCGCTGGCGGTGCTGGGGCTGGCCGCTCCCGCGATGGCTGAGCCGGGGGCCTACGCCCCGGTGGCAGGGATCTGCCTGCGGCCGCTGTTCGGACCGGGGTCGCTCGTCGACCTGCCGCTGGTGAACATCCCGGGCGGGTACATCCCCCGGGAGCCGATCAAGCTGGTACTCGGTGGGGACTTCACCGACTGCCGACCATAGGAGGCCGTGATGGTTGAGAAGCCGATTCCGCCGCTGCCTGCCATCCCTCCGATCCCGCCAGTGCCGCCGGCGTCGGAGCTCCGGATGGAGGGCGTGGGGAAGACAAAGACGGGGGGGACCGTGGTCATCGCGCCGGCCCCCACGCCGGACGGGAAGCCGCTCGTCGGGGTGGTCAAGTCCCCGCTGGCGAACATCGCTGAGCGGGCCGGGTGGACGGCGCTCCAGACGTTTCTGGGGGCGCTGGCGGCCGTGCAGATCACGTCCGTGTCGCAGGCCAAGCAGGCGGCGCTGGCCGGTGTGGCGGCCGTCGGTGGGGCGCTGCTGTCCATCGTGAAGACGGCCGTGATGGAGTACGTGCGGGCCTCGAAGTACGGGAAGTGGATCGGGGGGAAGGCGTGAGGAAGGTCAAGGTGAAGCGGCGGCTGCCCCGGGGAGCGAAGGTGGTGGCGGCTGCGGTGACGGGGTTCGCCGTCGGGGCGGGAGCCGTGCTGAAGGGCCGGGAGGCTGCGACGGCGGCGGCCACGGCGGTGCTCACGAGGGCCGAGAAGAAGGACGGATGACCCGGCCCTACGACCGGACCCCGCTGGGGGAGAAGTTGCGGGCGCTGGCGATGTTCATGGGCGCGTGGGCGCTGGCGTGGGTCCGACTGCTGGTGGGGCTCCCGGGGGACCTACGGGCCTGGTGGCGAGGTCGATGACCTGCGTCTGGGGTTGCAATGGGGCCTGCGACTGCCACGAATGCATCCCGGACGAGTGTTGTGGGTTCGATCAGGAGCTCCGGGAGCGGGTCTACCTCGTGGTATGCCTCCTGCCGGAGCATCGGGACCGGCAATGCCCCTGCGACCACGAGATGTTCCGGCTCCCGACGACTACCTAGCGCTCTGCGACGGTGACCCGGCGGCGGCCCCAGCGGCGGGCGAGGGCGCAGTCGCCGGCGGTGGCGAAGTCGAGCTGGGTGCCGTGGCCAATGCGGTCCCGGACGGTGAAGATGCCGGGGCCCCAGGGGGAGTCGCTGACCTCGAGCTGGGTGCCGAGGGGGTGGGCGTTGGAGGCCACGGCTCCGACTTCGGCGGGGGTGCCGTCGGCCATGTGGCCGGTGAGGCAGTAGGCCGTGGAGGCCACCTCGGAGGCCGCAGCGGGGGGATTTCCTGGGGTGATTACCTTCGCAGAGGGGGTGCTCACGGCTGGGGGCATCTCAGGGGCCGGAGACGGGATTTGTGCAGGGGTCGGAGGGGGCGGGGGCCTGTAGCCGACCAGGGCGCCGAGTGTTGCCAGCAGCGTCGCCAGTGCTGGGAGCACCGGGGGAGGCTACAGGAGGCGGGCTTGCTGGGACAAATCTTCGAAGCTGGGGCCGGTGGTGCGGGGGCCCTCCCAGATCAGCAGGCAGCAGCCGAAAGGGGGACGCTCGTCGGGACCGATGCCGCCGGCGCCGGGGCGGATGAAGCGGATGCGGCCGGGGAGGAACTCGACCCGCAGGGGGCTTCCGGGGCGATCTCGGTAGGGCTCCACGAGGTCGTGCCACCAGCGTTGCTCGGTGCGGTTGGCGGGCAGGAGCATGACGATCAGGTCGGCGTCCCGCTCGGCCCACGCCTTCGCCACCCACGCCCGGCAGTCGGAATACGGAGGGTTGCACCAGACCCGCTCGCCGGCCCAAGGCTGAGCGAGGCCGTCCTCCTTGCGGCCGTACCAGCGTTCGCAGAGGGCGTTGTGGGAGGCGGCGGCGACATCGACAGTGAAGCCCCCGAAGCGGTTTGAGAGGGCCTGGAAGAACATCGGTTCCGTGCCGCGATCATCGACCTCGTCGTCGGCTCCCCGGGCGGCGACGTCCCGAGGGTGATTGAGGGGCTTGCGGCCGACGAGGCTCATCGGCGTGCGAGACAGTCCCGGAGGTTTTCGATGGCGCCCTCCTCGCGGGGGGTGAGGCTCTCCAGTTGATGGTCCTCGAGCATGGCGAGGAGGATGGCGAGGTCGATGGCGGTGACTTCGATCATGAGGCCAAGTCCTTGAAGATGGGGACGGCGGGGTGGTCCTCGAGGCGCT